ATCGACTGATTCGCTCGCTTGCCTTGCGGAAATCGTGCTCAATACTTGCCTTCTGAGCCGTTTTCGGGTGGTGGCCTGGCACTTGGGTTAGCCGAAGTTACGGATCGTGGCTTGCGGGAGCGCGCCCGTCGCGCTTGGCCTATCAGGGGCCGCGCTCCGGGCGCAGATGACGACCGTGCGAAGAGAAAGAACAAGCCCCCAGAAAAGACACTCATCGCTGCGAAACCTAATCGCTTCCCGGCGTCGCGAGACACCGCCGAGGTCGCACACCTCGGGCTCTGACGATTTCAAAGAGCGAAGGTTGCTCCGGAACGGCTCGACCGATTCGTGACGCTGGCTTAGGTCGTCAAGTGGTCGAGTAATCCGGGGGGCTTGGGCGCAGTTGAATCGGGATGCGGGCGATATTGCACAATCCACAGACGAGCGCCCAGGTTGTGCACGTTCGCGTAAAGACGATCTTCTCCAGGCGCATCCGGTGGCCGAGGTCGCACAGATTGGCGCGCTCGGGATCCGGCTCCGTCGCCCATGATCCTTCGCGCACAAGGCGATCGTGAAAGGCACGGGCGACCCGAACCTTGCGCGGAAGCCGGCCTCGTTTAGGCATGTGGTAAAATACACCTATGGAGCAACGCCAGCCCGCAAGGCGTTCGCCTTGGGTCTAAATGCTGGACCCCGCTCCTCTCAGGCACGAGCGCCTCTTATCCGAGACTGCGATCGTGCGCTCCGCTGCGCCCCGGCCTCTCCAGCCGGGGACGCTAGCGAAATAGAAAACCCGCGGTCTGTGTTGACCTGCGGGCTAAAAATAGGGTAAGGTGACATCGGGCGGCCTGTAAACGCCTTTCGAGAAGCTCGGTGTGTGGAGATGCGCCGGGCTTCTTACATTCCTGCGCCCGGCACGGTACCGACAAAGATACTCTCGCCCAAGTATTTCGTCAAGAGGGTCCCCAAGCGCTTGACTTTGCTTCTGTCACATGATACTGTCACAGGTAACAAAGCCACTCCGAAGAAAGGACCTCCGAAATGGCTCGCATCCAGGTTCGTATCTATCAAGACGAAGACCCCTTGGGATCGCGTCAATGGTACAGCGCGTGCTACGCCGTGCGCCCCGATGGCTCCGCGACGTGGTTTGAAGGCTGCCTCAAGCCGCAACCGACGCGTGAAGATGCGTTATTCGCGGCGCGCTTCGCATACTCTGACGCCGAGCTGTACGGCTCAGATGAACTATTCGCGTTCCAAGACGCAATCGACGGTGTTACAGCATGAGATTCGACGCAGAGGCGGCCCTAGAGGCCCATGAATCCGGCGAACCGATCAAGGTTGACCAGAAGGCCGCCGCTCGCATTCTACGCGAGCACGGCTTCACACTCGGCGAGTTTCAGCTTGACATCCACCGCGGCGACCACGCAAGCGTTCCAGCCTCGTACCGTTACGACGCGTGGACCATCCTCGCGTGGCTGGGGTACTAGCCATGAACGTCGGCGACAAGGTTCAAGTCAACCTTCTCCGCCCGTTCGTGGGCGTGATCACGGCGCTCGTTTGGGAGTCGCCGCGCAACCCTGGCGATTCTGTCTATGCCGTGGCCGAGCTAGGTTCGTCTACGATACACAACGTCAACGCTTGCAATCTTGAGGCAGCGGAGTGATGGAAGGCTTCTTCTGGCTTATCCCCTGGCAAGACTTCGCCGGGCTGCTCGCCTTAATCGTTGCCTACGTTCTCCTCATCGTCTGGATATGGCGGCAGGAATGACCACGTTAGAAATGGTGCGCCAAGTGAGCGCCCTGGAGCGATGGAGCGCTCCCGATGAAGGCGCGATGCGCGAGATTTTCCGGCGCATTATCACCTCGCTCGAAACCGACCAGGCTATGCACGAAGTTCGCCTCCGAACTATCCGCGGCCACATACTCGATGCTCTTGGGCATGGCGACCCATTTCCTGACCTGCAAAAGGCTATCGGAGCTTGCGGCCTATGACGTCGGCAAGGGACCGCAAAGCGGCTCAGAGGCTCCGAGCCCGGCGTCGGGGTCTCTGTACCGTCTGTTGCCTCCAAAAGCGGCGCCACGGACGTTCTACGTGCCAAAGCTGCTGCGATGACGCCGCGGCACGAGTCCAGCGAGCACGATCGAAGAAAGGGCGCTAAGGCGCTCTTTCTCTTTGGCTCAGTACTCCTTGACGTCCCAGCCGTCGCGATCGCGTTTGACTAGAAAGAACCGGAACGGGAACAACTCGGCCGCGAGTTTGATCTTGACCAGCGCGTCTTCGCGCATGAAGCCCTTGGTCTCGTGCATTTCGAGACTGCCATCGGCCAACATAACCGCGAAGTCAGGCGTGTAACGCGTGTCTGGCGCGAGCTTCAAAGTCAGGCCCTCGTATTTGAACCAGGCGACCTCGCCGGCAATCTGCCGAGCGCGGAGCACAAGTTCGTAGGCGGATTCGAGTTTGTTGCGTTGGCCTGAGACGCGGATCCGACCGCGAGCGTAGGGCCTCACCCGTTGCGACATGCGTTCCAAAGATTCTCTAGGTCGCTGATCGAGAAGGGTCGCACCTTGGTAATCGCCTGACCCTGCCACCTCACGGCTCCGATGCGCTCTATCCCGGCGTAGATGTTGCCGCTCGCCGCCTCTTGGTACAGCGAAACCGTCTGGGCGCTTTTCGGCAGCGCCAACGCCTTTGGAGCCGCGAAGATAGCGGCCACGCCCGCAAGGAACCCGCCGCGCCTCATCGCTTGGGAACCGTGATTCCGTGCGCCCTGAGCATGTGCCGATTCATTAGCGCAAAAATAAGGGCGCAGCGCGGCCCAGGCAGGCCAATTGTATGCTCGCAACCAGGCTGGACGCATCGAGCACTGACGTTTGTGATCTCGATCTGGAAGAGTCCGGCCGTGACGGGGACCTCGCGCCAGAGTGGACGATAGTGTGGTCGCGGCTTACGGCGTTTCACGGCATCTGCCCTAGCGCTGGCTCGAAAGGGCGGCGGATGCGGTCGCTCATCTTGGTTCGCGAACGCTCTCAGGGGCAACCCTCAAACTTTCTTCACGAGACAAAAGGCAATACGTCCAAGATGGGTGCGGGTGAACGCTTGATGGCTCGATCTCGTCGCTTGTGGCCTTAATGAGACCGCCAGGATTACACCCTCGCCTCGCGGCTTGAATTAGGGCGTCAAAAATCCCACTCGCGCGCACAATGCAGGCCCTAGCGAATCCGTCTCTGTCATCGAATGAAAGACACCACCAAGCGTCCTTTCTTCCCGATTCTCTAATGACTAAACACTGGATTAGTTCGGTCATGCGAGCACTGTTTCTCATCACTTCCTTTCTAAGAAGTAAGCCAGCAATGCGCCTTTCATGACATTGTTTTGATGATGTGTTCGGCCATTGCTCGCGCCACATCATCGCCGATTCCGCGTCCGCATGATGCGACGTAATCATTCATCACATCGGCGGCAACGATGGCTTCCGCAAGGCGCTCCTTGAAGTCGTCTGGCTTGCCGGGGAACGAAACGTAGTCGATGTAACCGCCTTTTGCGACGGCCTCAACGCACCACGGTTCGCTGCACTGATAGATCGATAATTTACCATGCGCGCATAGCGCACGAACGCTTTCAGTCAACACTGTGGCAACCTTTCATAAGCAACGGCAACAGCAATTACGTGCTCTTACGAACCTGGACGCACCACATACAGTAACCTTCTCGGGTCAATGTAAACGTGTAGTTTCCGCACAATTTACACCGGCGCATCTTCGTATGCCGCCCCGATTATATCATCGAATTGCTTGTCCAACGGCGGGTTCTGTCGTTCGGCCCACTGGTGTAATTCGCGAATAGCTCGCTCCGCCGAAGTGGCACGCCCGAGGAGAACTTTGAAATATGCAGCCAAAAACGAAACATTGTTCTCGACCTCTATGTGCTCGTCACATCGCGAGCAGTACACATCCTGGCGCTTACAGTCTTCAAGAATCGCTAGCGCCGCTTTTTCTAAGTTTGTTTGAACCCAATGTATGGCAACATGCTCACCTGCGTGTAAGCAATTCTCGCCTATCACTATTGGACCACTAACTCCACGATGTAAATTTTCCCGTCTAATATCAATCAGGTGGTCCAGATACGGCCAATCGTACTTAATGCACTCAAAGCCTGTCACGTCGATGCCGTTAGCGTCTACCCATCGGTCAGCGAACGGATCGCGCTCGAAGCCCTTTGCGCGTAGTTTATCGCTATGGTTCATGGTTTATCGTGAGCACTTTAACAGCCTCCCTACAACACGCTAGCATCAACGCAGGCTCGCAACCATCTTCACAATCGCCGTAACAAGTCAAGCAGCATCCGCAATTAACGCTCCAGTCTTCGCCGTGTTGCGCGCCATGTTCGTGGTCCGGAACGACCTGCGCGTTTAGGAACCCATGCTCAACGTCTGGAGACGTGACTTTAACCTTAAATCGTTCTTTCATCGCTTCTTCTCACGACAGTCTGGGCACTTTACGTCTTTGTAGTTCGGTTTAGCTCTGCCATGAAACCCACAAACGAGTGCGCCGCACACTGAGCATTTGCGATTCGCCTCGCGGGAAGCATCGACGCGCCTGACACTGCCCGAAGCGTCGTTGTAGACTTCTATATGGCAAAAGCCTCCGATTCCTAAGAACCACATACCTATTTGAATCAAGAGTTCGTTCATCGTTTCTTTCCAAACGCGCCAGGTGGGTTCATTAGCGGACATTCGCACCCAGGCTCACTGCATTCAAAATGCTCGTCGCGGTGAGAAGTGTGCGCGTGAGTACACCGACATAGTTCATTGGGCAACGGCCACTTATGAACGGGAGGATGATTGTGATCCCATATTTCGAGCGCCCTACGATAAGCGTCCGCTTGCCATTGCGTAGTAATCGACATAGCTAGGATCGCGTCCATTTCGCGAAGGGGTCCGCCCCCTTGATGCCTGCAAAGCTCCGTGCATTCATGGGCTGGCATTATTGCTTGCCTCCTCATCGTATTCGCATCTCGTCTTGCCTTGCGCCGCGCCTTATCTTGAGCGACTACCAAGGCAATGAAGTAGTCCTTTAATGTGAGCGTGTGACCCGTCTCGATACGCACCGATTCCAAGGCCTCTTTGACGAGGAATAGATTTAGCACAGCAACGTCAACAGCAATTTCATGACAAACCAATCCAGATGGTTTTAGAGCCAGCGTCTACGTCGAGTAGTTCAGCAGGTTCACCAAAAGAGTCGTCTGGGTTGCGCGGGACCCGGACTTCGTAATCCTCGAAACCGCCCAAATCGAGGCCCGTATTCGAGCCGCAGATTTCGTCAATGAGTTGGCCTAGCGTCATCTTCATTCGCTCGCGCTCCAATACGATTCGTGCTCGCGCTTCAACCGGCGCAAGGCGGTCACCGTCATTTGCTTCGTTCCTGCGGTGCGGTATTGGCCGCAGTAAAAGACGCCCTGCCAGCACGACGCGCAGAGGCACGCATCGCACACGGTTACTTTCGGGCTCATATCAGATAATCGTTCTTTCATGTTCCGAAAATCTCGTCTAGCCCCTCAACCTCGCAACTACGTACGATCGCGAGAAACGGTTCGTCGGGGATGTCCAGCTTCAGACGGGCTTGGTGCATGAAGATGGACTTGCTCGAACCCGAGAGACCGTCCCATTCTTGCCCCGCAGGCCATAGCGCGGGGTCCTCACGTTCGGCGTTGGCCTTAGCGAGACAGCCCTTCGCCACATCTACCACAGCCGCGTAGCACCAGCGGAATAGTTCGCCTCTAGGAAAATCGTCTAATACTGTTTTCAACTCTTGACCTCCGGCTTCGGAACGAATAACTCGATTATGTGCCGCGTCATCGCCTGAGACTGCTCCTCTTTTGTCATCGGGCTACCATCTTCCGAAATCATCACGAAGAAGTTTCCGTCGCGATGCGCGAGGTCCATCGCAGCCCACTGAGCACCGCGCTCAAACCCTTCACGTAACACCACGGGTAACGCGGCTTCGAGGATCGCACGAAGCAGGCCGGTTCCTAGGCCGCCCTTGTCGGTGCCGCATGTGATCGTGATATTCTCAAAACCCGCGAGGTACGTTTTCGCTCCGGCGTCGGCGGCCTCGACCATCTCGTCAGTTATCATCGTATCCTCGTTATTGGTTATCTAACTCTGGGAAGAGTTCGCGAAGCAAGTCATGCACCGGCTCGCCCATCGCATTTGACGACCGCTCCGCGACGATCTTCTGCGCGTCGGCGTAGCGTTGCGGCATCCAGATGGAGCGAACGTATTCGAAGCATCCGTGCGGATCGAAGTCCCCATCTTGAACGATCGCTTCGACGCCCTTGATGTAGTCCTCGGGACAAGTGTGCAATGTGTAATAGTATTCTCCGTGTTCGTTTGGGTCCGGCTTATCGTTGCCAGCCATCCCCTCAATGACGAAGTATACGTTGGCGATTCGCAGCAGAACGAGTGTCTTGTGCAGCGGCGCATGGAATGGGTGCGTGCTATCAACGTGAACCTCGGGCACTCCAACATTCATGCGATCTCTCCATATGACAGTTTCATGCCATCTATTTCGGTGCGCTTTGGTGCGTCTGGCCGAACACCATCGGGATTCCCTGCGGGCCTGACGGCACGTAAATCGTTTCGGTATGCGACGAGTTCTGTGCAGCCTGCAACTGCGCTTCGATGGCTTCGTGCTGTAAGTAGAGAGGCGTCAAGGTGCCGTTGATGATGGCTTGCGCTTGCGCGATACCCTGCGCTTCGGCGACCTTGATTTGCGCTTTCTGCTTCTGCACTTCGACAAGCTGCCGCGTTTGCGCGATCATAATGTCGTTGACCTGGACTTGATTCTGCGCGTCTTGCAGGACGTTCCAGCGGCCATACGATTGCGTTGCAAAAGCAAGCCCGAAGAAGATCGCGATGATTAGAACGATGGCGGCGGTCGAAAGAACGACCCAGCGCATCTTGTGGATAACGTAGTCCATTAGAATCTCTCTTTCAGTATGTCAGTAAAGGAATATACCGTACTCATTCATCGCGACCGACCTTGCCGGTTGCCGCGCGTTCGCACATTGCATAGTGGCCGCGCGTGGCTGCGCCGGCATCGTTGTAGCCGTCCGCATCAAGCTCGCTGTACGAGTCCGGGTGCGGTAGCCCGCACTGGCCACACTCAGCTTCGACGCAATGCCCACCGACTTCGAATACCATCGTCTCGTATTTTCGCCCGAGCCCAATGTCCTCGAACGTGTCCGAGTAGGCGTCCCTGGTCGGCGGCATTTCGCCAACCGTCGATACGAGATACTTGCCGATCTCCGTAGCGAGGTGAAAGCGGCAACGAGCGCCGCAGATGAAATGGGCAACGTGGCCGTACCACTTCCATTCAGATTCCGGGATGCGCTGTGAGGCGTCCCTTAAAACATCGTATTCCACTTTCAGGCTATCCCTTCACGCAGACGACTTGCTTCAACGTGTGAACCACGTCGATCAAATCGGCTTGCGCCGCGATCACCGCGTCAATGTCTTTGTAGGCATCGGGCGCTTCGTCCAACACCTCGGCATCCCGGCGCGACTCGACGCCCGCCATCGTTTCAGCGAACCGCTCCATCGTGATCCGCTTCTTCGCTTCATTGCGGCCCATGCGGCGGCCAGCACCGTGCGAGCATGAATGGAACGAGTCACGGTTGCCCTTCCCGCGCACGATGAACGACTTCGCGCCCATCGAACCTGGGATGATCCCTAGCTGGCCTTCACGGGCGCTTACGGCCCCTTTGCGTGTGACGAGAACGCTCTTGCCGAAGTGCTTCTCCCGCGAGAGGTAGTTGTGGTGGCAGTTGACCGCCGTGTCGTCAACCTCGAACGGACCGATGCCCGAGAGCGCCTTCAGCGCCGCGTCCATCATGATCTCGCGGTTGACCATCGCGTACGCCTGCGCCCATTCAACCGCTTCGACGTACTCTTTGAAGTCGGGCGTGTTTTCCGGCAACCACGCGAGGTCTTTATCCGGCAGGCTGGACTCGTAGAAATACTTCGCCGCCGTCGCCTTGGCGCGAGCGATGAACTCGGACGCAAGCGCGTTGCCGATGCCGCGCGAGCCGGAATGGAGCATCACCCAAACGCGCTGCTCCTCGTCCAAGCAGACCTCAACGAAGTGGTTGCCGGTTCCGAGCGTTCCGAGTTGACGGGTGGCCTGCGATACCCGGCGATCCGATTCGAGGACTTGCCCCGGTGCGTACGCCGAGAGGTTGCCGAAGATACGGTCCTGGATATGCGCCGGCACATCGCCCCACGCTCCACGATCGTTCTCGCGCCCGTTGTCGGTGCGTCCGTGGGGGATAGCGGCCTCAATAGCCGAGCGCAAGGGTCCGAGGTCATCGGGCAGTTGCGAAGCCGTCAGCGAGGTTCGCTGCGCGATCATACCGCATCCGAGGTCCACGCCCACCGCTGCCGGGATCACCGCGCCTTGCGTTGCGATCACGGAGCCAATCGTTGCGCCCACGCCCCAGTGAACGTCGGGCATCACCGCGACGTGCTGGAAGATGAACGGCAATTTCGATACGGCCACAAGTTGAGCGCGAGCCGAATCTTCTAGTTCAACGCCGTCGATCCACGCTTTGATCGGGCGTCCACCGTCCTGGAATACTTGCATTTTCTTTAGGTGCTCCTTAAAGCAGGCAACAACGGTTTGAGGCTATTCACGCGCGAGGCTTCGCAGCGCCGCGACGGTTCCGTATTCACGGGCCGCAATCGCTTGGTACTCAACCGCGCTTTTCTCGATCTTGTCCGCGCCTTCGAGCAGCATGACATTTAGCTTGGCTCGAATGCCGGGCGGCAGCAACGGAAGAACCTTTTGGATCGCCGGCAAGTCGATCTGATAATGACCATGCCCATTGGACGTGCGATCTTCAAGTTCCAGATACCAACTCGCTTCGAGCCCTTTGTCGCGGAACAAAAAGCGGACGCTCGTTGACATCTCAAGGCGATGCGTTCCGCCGCCTTCAACGTCAACGCATTTGCTCCAATCGAGCGTTGCGTCCCACTTACTGCCCAGATAGATCGTGGTCATGCCGAGCGCGAGATAGTGATCCGATAATTGCATCAACTCGGCCCAAGTTTTCTCGCTCACGCGACTACCTCCAGAAATAGTGCTTGATTGCTCATTTGCCGCGCTCCAAAAAACCAGCCTTGTCGCGCATCGACGCCATAGTGAATTGCTCTTTTAGGTGCTCGACGGTTTGGTCGATGTAGACTTGCGTCGTCGTGATGTTCGCGTGCCCAAGGAATCTCTGCACGGTGCTCAGATCGGCGCCGCCTTCAAGTAAGTGTGTCGCGAAACTGTGTCGAAACGCATGGGTGCTGGCCTTCGGAACGCCGCCGCGAATGGACGCGCTCTTAGCGATCTTCCAGACTTGTCGGCCTCCGAGTTCGCCTTTACGGTTACTGAGGAAGAACGCGCGGCACTCAACCATCGGGCGAGCGTGCAGGTAAACCTTCATCGCGTTGATTGAGGCTTCCGTCAGTGGAACGACTCTGCGTTTATTCCCTTTGCCAGTAACGACTGCCGCGCGCTGCACGAAATCTACGTCATCGAGAGTTAGTCCTGAAAGTTCTGCGCGCCGAAGTCCGCTGCCGTAGAGCACCTCCATGATGGCGTTGTCTCGGATTGAGTTGTGCCCATCCGAACGTGCCGACAGGATCGACGCCACTTCGGGAATGCGTAGCACTTTCGGCTTCCGTTGCTCAGGCTTCGGAAACTCGACATCGAGCGCCGGGTTTACTTCGCGGATTTCCTCACGGCGCAGGAAGTTGTAGAACATCCGCAATGTCGTAAGAGAACGTCGCGCCGTAACGACTCGATAGCTCTTCTCGACAAGCAGATAAGACGTGAAATCCCGAAGGTTCTTCTTGGTGGCGTCCTTGATATCGGTTCCCAGCCAGGCGGCAAACTGAACGAGATCGCGGCGGTACGCTTCCTGTGTTTTTGGCGTCCGGTTACGTCGGCGCAGATCGCCAACAAAAGACATGATTAAATCGTTCATCACAGCGCCTTCCGTTTCTCGGCAAGCTTCTTCGTGGGATGTAGCGCGGCGTAGTGCTGCTTGAGCAAGTCCGCGGCTTCTTTGGGCGTTCGGCCCGTGAACGTGCCCCAGCACGTCCCGCACGTCGTCGTCTTGCTCGCTCCGTCTTTCACGGCGCGATTCCCTTGTAGAAGACGAGCCCTTCGCGCCGGTCGCGCAAGATCGTCCAGCCGTGCTTATTGCGCAATTCGCGTAGCCGTGCCGAGGCGGATTGCGTCTCGCAGCCTGCAAGCGCGGCGATCGTGCGGAGTGTTCGCTCTTGCCCGTCCACCATGACGAAGGCGACGTTCGCAAGCTGCTTCGCAAGGCGAGGCCCAGGAATCTCGCGAGCATCGCCCTGGAATAAATCCGCCTGAATCACTTCAACTCCCGAAGCAAGGCGTCGGCGTCCAAAGGCGCAGGTTTAATACCACGCGCTGCGTTCGCAGCGGCTTCGTCTGGTTTCATGTCGCAGTCACAGGCCGCAAGGCGAATGAAGCCCTTCTCGTCCCGCGACTCGATCTTGCCAATACACAAGTGACGGGTGGGTTCGTACATCGCCAACTCCAACCAATTAAGGCTCCGAGCGTATCCGTGGTCGCTCACAGGGTGCGAGCACTTCGGACACGCGAGCTTCCCAAGTCGCTTCTGTTCCTTTGCCTTTTTCTTCTCGGCCTTAGTCTGCTTTGCCATTTCGCTCTCTTCGTTGTGTGAAGCATACCCGGCAAGTCGTCCGCTTAGGACGGGCCTTGCGCTTACGGCAGCGCATACATTTCCCCTCGGCTTTCGCTTTGGTTCTGGCGCGCTCTAGCTTCTCAGCGTTCGTTAGCATCTGCCGGTATCGTACATGAACGCTGCGGTAGTGTCAATCCCTCGTCCGACATTACTTGACTTTGTGTACGACACCGTGTATAGTGAGGGTGTGGCGAGGAGCCGCCAGCGACCAATGGGCGGGAAGGCAGACGCCGGGGGTTGAGAAACCAACAGCCTTGCGCCGAGCCTCCCGCCCGACCTCACACCTACTTCTAGGAGCGTAAAATGGATTCCGTTGAAGCTCTCCCAGCCGTCGCGCAAGCCCGTGTGATCGTGGACTGCCTTTTGAGCGGCGAATGGAACTTGCTCAAGCAACACCTCGGGAACGCACCGATGGCGACGCGCAAGCAGTGGTATCTGACGATGGACGCGCGCTTTAATGCGCCTGCGTACCATCCGGACGTGCGTCTATGAGCGACTACGTCGGCGTGAGCCCTGAGGAAGAAGCCGAAATCATCGCTGAGTACAAGGCGCGTACGGGCCCGGCTGGACAAGCACTCCTCCGCACGCTTTTCGAGCAGCGGTCGATCCCGCGTGGCGACGAGCTTTTCACCCACGGCTCCGACCTCACAACCTGCCTGCGCGCCGTCGCGTACCGCCGCCGGGGCGTGAAGCCAGAGCCGTACAGCCCCCGCGAGCTTGCGAAGTTTGCCATCGGGCACGGCTACGAGAAGGAAGTCGCCCAGACGCTCCGCGATGCCGGGCACAAGGTCATCCACGACCCGAAGAACTTCGTCGTATCAGCCTTCGGTATCGACATTATCCACCCTGACATTTTCGTGGACAACGCCTTCCTTGTGGAGTGCAAAACCACGGACGGCGGGGCAACGTACCCCAAGAGCGACCGCGAGCGCGCCGGGCAACCTAAGGAAGTCTCAACGCATCACGCGATTCAGGCGGCTACGAATGCCCTCGCGCTCAAGGTAGATCGGGCTGTCGTCCTAGTGAAACACGCCGGGATTGGCGACCGTGGGCACGAGGAGGTCGCGCACGACGTTGACCCCCAGGCGCACCGCGCGCTGATCGAATCGCTTGCCCGAGAGGTCGTAGAGTTAACGGGCCCAGAGATGCCACTGCCGCCCGCGGAGCCCAAGCCGCAGACCATCGCCCCCTACAACGAGTGCGACTACTGCCGCTTCCACCTGTGCGAGCGGAACCCACGATATGAACAGGAGATACCATGACCGCGCTGCCCGCTAAGCCCCAAGCCTCGCTGGCCGAGGAATACGGCGTCAGCCCCCGCGAGCTAGCCTTGCTCGCCGGGGACCTCTCACAACTCTCGCAGGACGAGCGCACGAACCTGTACGCCGCCATCTGCTCCTCGCTCGGCCTGAATCCCCTGACGCGGCCCTTCGAGTACATCATGCTTTCCGGCAAGCTCACGCTCTACGCCCGTAAGGACTGCACGGAGCAGCTTCGCAAGAAGCACGGCATCTCGGTCGAGATCGTGGCCCGCGAGCACGTTGCGGACTGCTACGTCGTAACCGCGCAGGCGGCTATGCCGAGTGGACGCGTGGACGAGTCGATCGGTGCCGTGCCCATCGGGAACCTCAAGGGAGAGTCCCTGGCGAACGCGCTGATGAAGGCCGAAACGAAGGCCAAGCGCCGGGTCACGCTTTCGATTGCCGGCCTTGGGATGCTGGACGAAACCGAGATGGAGACGATCCCGGCCAAAGCCAAGAAGGACGTTGCCTCGCAGCCCGCGCTGCCTCCGCCTCCGGGACCCGACGCCCTCGCGGACGCCATCGCCCGCGCTCACGCGCTAGGGGCCATTCCCGGGCCTACACGCGATCTTCTGACTGCGTGGGCAGACGAACACGGCCTGCTCGTTCAAGGCCGCCTAACGCCAACGGCACTAGGTAAGATTATCGCCGCACTCGACGCCGCCGAGAACTCGATGTTCAGCAACCTCGCGCAGCAAGGACCGCCGCCCGAAGACGTTGCCTCCTCCGCGGATGAAGCCTCAGTGCCTTCTGCGGCAAGTAGCCAAACCGAAGCCGCGCCGGTTGAGGCGACAAGCGCGGTCTTTCATCCCGAGCCCGAGCCTGACCCTGAAGCCGAGGAGCGGCAGAAGAAGGCGCTGCGTCAGCGTATGGGCATCCTCGCGACCGAGATCAAGATGCCCGACGAGCGCCGCCGGTTCATCATGCGCCAACGCTACGGGCAGTTTTACGCCGACGTGAAGCACGGCGACGAATCGAGCAAGGCGCTGCCGCTCGCGTACCTGCGCGACTTCGTTGACTACCTCGAAACGCTCAAGACCGCATACAACGCTAAGAAGGTGGCGAAGAAATGAAACGCACCGATCGTATGCGCGCAAGTATTAAGCGCGACAATCTCAACGGCATCTTCTCAGACCCGTCATGGATTCGCCGCGATCCCGGCCCACGCGAGCATTGGCCGCAATTCCAGGACGTTGAGCGCAAAGACACAGCGTTCGAATGGACCGGCTACTTCTTGGCTTACGTCACAGTGACGCTCGGTGGGTTGCTCGTTGCCGTCAATGTCTGCCGATGGCTGTGGCACCGATGAGCACAGATAAAGAGAAGGTGACGTGGGACCCGAGCTACGAGGCGCACGTCTCAGAGATACAAGTCATCCCTTACGCGCATCTCTTGCCAATGCTTCCAGACATGTGCCGTCTATTTGAGCCCAGCGATTCGGAGAATACGTGCAAACGGTGCGGTCGCGGCATTCAAGATCACGACGGAGCGATTCAGACCTTCACGGTTACTCGCGAAGAAATGCACAAACTTTGGCCTGAGTTGGCCGAGAAAGACGAGTCATAAGATGCGATTCACGTTCTCTCTCGCCGTCATCGTGGCGGCATTATCCCTCACGGCTTGCGGAGGAGGCGGGTCATCGAGCCTGCACGTCAGCACGACACCAACCCCAGCGCCGTCGAGCACGACGGCAGCGCCACAGGGAATGAATCATCTCGCGGGCGCACCTGCGACCGTCTTTAGTGGGACGCAAGGTAAGTCCCGACGCTCTCCCAAGAGCGGTGGCTCCGTCAATCTTGGCAACGGCGGCATCCCTACAGTCGTCGGCGCAACGTCGCCATACTTCGGAAGCATTCTGACCGAAGTCTATGCGTGGGCTGCGAACGCGCAGAATATGCCTGTGCCGGAATCAACCATGAGCGCGGTCCCGGCGAACGCTGTTAGCGGCCCCATATCCGTAGCCAGCACGGGGCAAGACAATAGCAACGAGTTTGCCGCGACATACTTCGATTGGGTGATTCAACTCAATATAAACTCGCGAGGTACAACGGGACTCGTCGTACACTTTGGAGATGGAACGAGCGGGACGATTCCAATTTATATCTACGACGAGTGGTACTTCTCATGCGCTCCGTCCGCGAACGCACAATGGGGATACAACCCGGTCAGTGTCGTCCCAGAAGGCTCGTTCACAGATATGACCCTGAACTGCAATACGCAATCCGTGACAATCACGGACGGTGGAGTTCAGATTGCAAGCCCTGTCGCGGACACTTACGGGAACGTAGCGACGGCCTTTACAACGGTCGCGAACCAAACCGAGAGCGCCGCCGCAGGAACGCAGATTCAGGCGTCAGCCCTCGTGCCTGGCTCGATCTGGATCATTAAGCTCTTTGACGGCGGTTACGCGAAGGTCATGCCACTCGTCAACGACGGAACCTCACTCGTTCCGAACATCAGCGGTATATCGCTCCACGATTCTCCGTCAGGAAGCGGACAGTTTGCCTTCTAAGATGGCATCGAGTTTCGCATGAAGCTGCTGGATCGCGACCATATTAACAACCGACAACCAGTAGGGGTCTACGGCTATGTCGTTAGGCCCCTTTCCTTGTCGGTACAACGAACGTGGCGCTTCGTCGGAAATAAAGCCAACGTGTTTCTCCACGTCATCTTCCTCATGCTTGAAGTGGTAGCGATAAGCCTTAACCGCGAGCACGTCGCGCAGCGCATCTCCCGAAAACGACTCGATATTTTTCTTCATCGAGCGCGCCGACGCCTGATGCAGCGTCCCAGCGATGCCGAGATTCCCAGAACCGTCCACAGCGGCGAACGCAGTGCCGTTATTATTGAAAAGATAGAGGCTGCTTCCGACGATGGTTTGCACGGCGCTTGAGCTACTTCCAATCTGTGTCAGTCCATTGCCAGCACTCGTTCCCCAATTAAATTGCCCTGACGAGATAGTTCCGGACGTTCCCGACGTTACTGCTCCATTTGCCTGAACCTGAAGTACTTGAGCCGATCCGCCGGTTAGGACGCGAACGCCGTTGCTCGATGACACTGGGATATTTAGGATAATACCAACGGTTGAGCCATTGTCCCCGTAAATTTGCGGCTGCGTGCTCGATGCAGGCGTGAGTCCTTTCACGAAGTTCATCACGCCGCCGCTATCGAGATACCACGCGAGCGTTCCGCCGCTCGTCAGATACGCTTCGATGAGATGCCCCGTGATCCCAGAAGCGCCATTTACGGTGATACCGGCCGCAGACTGCGAGCTGCCCATGTTGACGATGAGGCCCTGAACCGAAGCTGATGCCGCCGACGTGATCGTCAGTGGGACAACCGTCGCCCCGCCGCCCGTGATCGTCGCTGCGCCCGTCGAAGCAATCTTGAAAACATTTGTGCCGCCCGACGTGAGCGTGACGTCGAGGAGGTCAACGGAGATAGACGAGACGCCGCTGATCGTGAGCGGCACCGAGGTTGTTGAACCGGCGAGGAACTTGTAGCCGACGCCAGCCGTTGTGCCCCCGAAGGTCGCCTGCGCCCCCGTCGTTGGGATAACATTCGAAGCGTAGACAAACGAGATATTGGTCGCGCCGTCGATATTGCCGTTCGCCCACGTAACCACGTCTTGGAAATTCGTATCGACTTGGCCGCTGAGCGCAGTTGTGTTGGGACTAAACGAATATTGAATTACGAGATCACTCATGCTACGTTCGACCTTTCTGCGCGAAGGAGCCTGATCCGCCCGTCCAGATAAAGGGCGCAAGCGCCGTGTTCATCGAGAACCCAAAAGCGATTGCCTCAGCGGTTGCGTTGTAGTCAATGCGCGAAGCTGGGAAGTTGAACGAAGAAAACGCAATAGCTCCCCAGAGTCCAACATCCCACAATCCTTGATCCCAAATAAGAACGCCAGTGGCGACGCTTGCATTCTCAATGATCGTCGAAATCATCGTGTTACCGTAGTCCGTGCTCATCGTAAACGGAATGGCGAAGGGTGTCGCACTCACCAAGAACTCCGGATAGAAGCGCAACAGCATTTTGTTCGTGCCGGGCTCCCCGATCTTGAAGAACTTACTCTGAGCGGCCCCAAGGACCGCCGTCCCGTTGTCCGTCGCCGTTTCCACCGTGCTCGTAAAGGGAGCGACGTAATCCCAGGTGTACGCCTGTCCGGTCGTTGCGCTTCCAGCAATGAGGACGTTTGGGTTTGCGTCGCTTGGTGCATCGAGCGGCGTGAGGCTCGATAGTCCCGGCGACGTCTGCAAGACCGTCCAGCCATGCACGGTGAGGTCGTAGCACAGAATCGTATTTGGGACCGATGAGTTCGAGCAGTACCCAACGAGGAGTTTGTTGTTGGTGATCTGCGCCCACGTCGTCGGGCCGTTATTGGTCAGCGGATATTGGTTCGCTTGCGCGCCGATGATCGGGTCGTTCAGAATCCACGGCTCGACCTTAATTGAAATCTGCTGTGGGATTGTTTGTCCATCGAAGCTATACATGGCATCGTGGCCCATGAAGTAGACAACGCCCTGGTCAACGCACATCGAGCGGCCCGAGACGACGCCGCCACTGAACGGAATGTCCTGTTTGTAGAACGTCGAGGGGCCTGTTCCGTACAGCACGGAGATGCCGTTGTTGACGCCGATGATGAGGGTCGCCGTTGCGCCGGAACCTTGCGCGCAGAGCCCAAAGACGGGCGAGGAAAGCACGAAGTTACGGATGGCCGGCAATGTCTCCATGCTTTGAATGATGCCGTCGCCCGAGCCGAAGATCTGATTTGGGAACGCCGGAATGCCCCCGAACCACAGGATGCCATTGACGATCGCGCAGTATTGCGCTCCGGATGCCGACGCCCAACCGGCGGGCGTGTAGAGGTGCGTGCCGTCGTAGACGTACGGGCCGCCACTCCCCGTGCAGATGACCATGCAGTCGGTAAGTCCGGATGCAAAGTTTGGGTCGTTCGGGTTCTGAATGCGCACCCACGTCATTGGCACGGCGTTCGGTGTTGAGCCGTTGTAAATCGAGCCAATGAGCGTCGGGGAGCCGGAGGATGGAATGGAGTAAAGGTTGTTGCCGAATTGGCCCAAGAGAGCAACGGTTTCTGGAGTGACGACGCTTCCGTTCCGGACGTCCTGGTAGAAGCGCGCGAGAATGAGTTGATTCGTCCCGGCGATAGCGTTGCCGTAGGCATTCATACCATTGCGAAGTTGAACGGCTCCGTCAGGCCGCAGATAGACGTTGTAACCGATGGTCAGTTCATCGTCGCGCAAAAGCTGTGGCGCGCTCTTGACGTTCAAGCCTCCGCCGAATCCGTAGAAGGCAAAGTCCTCGGGGTCGAGCGACCCGCGAGGCGTCTTACCAAGTTTACTAAACGCCATGCGAGAGATTGCCGAGCTTCACGAGATGTTGTGGGAATTGCACCTCGGCTATGAGGAGGTCGTCCGCGAGGTCCCGCAGCGCAAGGAGGATTGTTTCGTTATCCGCATCGAGCGCCACGTCGCGCACGCATCGCACGGCGCCCCCGTTGCCAGTCATGCGATCGGCAATGAGGTAGATGCGCTCCTCGCGCGCAATGCGAAGCGGTGAGCCGCCCTTCCAGGTGAGCAGTATCTCGCGGTCTGTCATCTAGCGCCCATACCAAAAAGGTACCGCTCCATAACCGGAACGCACATCCCTCACCTGCCCTGATTTCGCGACGGTGCGGCGATTGACTGATTCCTTGAGGTCGCCGATCATGCCGCCGTCGCCGTCGAGTTTGGGGCCCATGAGCATGGGAAGCCAGATGGCGCGTGCTTCATCCGCGCGCTGCCGATTGACGAGCACGCGAATCGTTGCCCACACAACCGCCGCCTCTTGCACCGACGTATCGAGATTCGTCCACGAGGTTGCGCTCGTATCGGCGTAGAGCAAGGGCCGCGCGCGGTAGTAGATATTGATCTGACCCACCATCGCGTTCGGGTACAACTGCATGTAGAGGGATCCGCCCGTTCCTGCGCCCGTTGCCGTATTTGAGCCGGGGACGGCCGTGACGGCCAAGAGCGGGTAGGGGATGGTGAATGGTGTCCCTAGAGCGATTGGAGCGCTATTCTGCTTGTAATACGGGCCACCGACTGCGCCCGCATAGATGTTGTAGCCGTTCGCGTTCTGATTCGCGGGCGGGCTTTGCATCTGCGCCTGTTCGGTCGCCGTGATAGCCTGATCCGATACCGGGCCAACCGTCGTTTCGCCGTTCGGGTTGACGTAGGTAACGCAGGCTTCCACCGTGCCGCTCGTTGCGGTCCCGGCGATCTGCGACATGACCGATTGCGGTGGAGCGGGCAGTGTCTGCGTCGGTGCCGTGCCGTAGTCGGAATAGATGAAGAAGATACGCGGCGGACCAAAGCCGACGTTCGGGAAGCCCGCCGCCGCTTCCATGAAGCTCTTCTGATCGAGTTGCTCGATGGGATTGACCATCGCGCCGACCGTAAACGGCGAAGCCGAGCCCGTATTGTTCGTGCTATTCGAGCCGTATGAAAAATTGGCCGACTCGATGTCTTGCACGTCGTCATTGAGTTGGACCGTCGTTTGGTTCTGAACGGTTGGATAGGCACCGTAGAGTTTGATGCCGCCCACCATCCGAACGACCTCCTCAAGGCCTTTATTCAGGAAGCCGAGGATGACTGAGGTCGCCGGATAGGTGTACTCATTGCAGTAATTTTGTATTTGCGAAATAGCAGCCGCTGCGGTGTACCCTTGGGGCGTCGTTCCGATCGCCATTATCGCTTACGGGAGCCTTTGCGCGTGCGCTTCATCTTGCGTTTGCCCTCGCGCCGGTTCTTGAGCGCGATTGCGATGGATTGCTTTTGAGCGCGCTTCTTACCGAACTTCTTCTTGGTCTTACGGTATGTCGTGCCCGAGTGCAATTCGCGAATCGAGTCGCCAACATCGGCGCCTGGCGTTAATGGCATCGCTCATTGCCCCACACACACATAGTGGCCCGTTACGCTCTGCGATACGAGGGCGACTGCCGCAACGGCATTAATCGTGAATCCACTCGTTCCGATGCTCGAAATAGTCGGTGTCCAGGAAACCGCAATGCCGCCCGCAACCGGCGTCACGACACAATACGGCGCACTCGTATAGGAAGACTTAAACGTGACCGTGCTTAACAGGCACAATGCGAGCAACGTACAGGAAAGACTCGCGTTCGTGACTTGCCCGACTTCGAAATGTGGGGCGCTTAGAGTCGTTCCTCCACTGCCCCCAGAGTTCACGACCGTTGTCGGGGCTAAGGCCGAACCGTTGCCGACTGCCTGCGCATAGACCGGCGTCGCACACGACGCGAGCACAAGAGCAAGAAGGAGCCGTTGCAGACGCCTTCTCATCCAGTGTTCGTCCGATAAAGAAATGCAACGCCAGGGCCCGTCAAGGCCCCCGAAGCCGTTGCGGAAAGCCCATTTACCGGCAAGCCGGGGGCTGGATAGGAAATGACTTGCGAGGCGCCAAGCGCCGCAATTTGCGGTACGCCGGCAACTGAACCTCCCGTATTATCCACCACCGCAATCGTCGCCGTCTGCGCGGCCTTATCGAGATTCACAACCGCAAGAAGATACTTCGCGCTCGCTGCTGGTGTCGGGTTCGTGGTGTTTACAACGAGGATGCTATAGGCCGCGTCAACAACGGTGCTCGCCATGCGCTACCCCTTACGCGTTCGCTTGAGAGCCTTCTTCACACAGCCGCCGTATTGAGGTTTGATGGAACCGTTGCCGCTGGGCCAAGGGCATACGCCCCGCGCGTCTGCACGGTCCCAACCGATGACGCCGTGGAATTATTAATCGTCAAAACTGCTTGAGCGAGACACCGAATAGCCGTTGCCAAGTCCTGCACGGAGTCGTACAGGTCGATGTAATTGCCCTTTTGCGACCCCGTCGATAGCACGTTGCAAATGTTGTCGGCGATCTGCGCTAACTGGTTGCTCGTTGGTAAGCTCACGGGATTCGGTACGTTGACGGTGCTCGATGCCATTAGTCAGGGTCCTCCGGTGCAACGGTGCCGCGCTTTGTATTCATCGCAGCCCAGGTATCTTGCGTGTACGCGCCCGTGCGGTCTTCCCACGGCACCTCACGGCCTGTAATTGGCCGAATATTCGTCGGAGCCGTGCGCGGGCCCGTATTGCTCGACGTCGGACCGATGAAGCCTTCATTGACCTTGAGCATTGCCGTTGTGCTCGGATCGGCAAACTGCACCGACCCAAGAACCCTCTCTTCAGGCTCGCCGACAAGCGATAGCATCTCTGCGTAGCGCATTACACTTCCGAGAGATCGAGCGCCGAGAGGAACTCTTTGTCGATGGTTTCCGTGACCGGCTTCTGCGGCTCACGAATGAATTCGAGATACGCATACTCCGTATCCGGACCCGCAATCTCAGTCGTTTCGCCGTCGTCCGTAAACCGAAGCGTCGGGTTGTGACGCCCCTGCCAGCGAATCGCATGGCGGGTGCGCTCCTCGCCCATGATGGTCGAGTCGGGCTGCTTCACGCCGATGTCGGCGAACTTATCATAGCCGCGCATCCGGGCGTAATTGCCCATGAAGAGGTCCCAGGCGCCTTCCACAACTTCAACCCGCGGAGGCGGACTATTCTCATCGCGTGCCGGCGGAATCGCGTAGACGATCGGCTTCCCTTGACCCGTGGGCGAACCGACCTTGAACGTGAAGATGACCGGATGGATCACCTTCTCGTAGCGGTTCATGTCTTGGCCTTGTTCGATCCGCCGCGTGAGCGTATCGACATTGTAAATCTTGGCAAGCTCCTTGTCGTAGATCAGCGCCTCTTCTGCGCCCCGTCGCGCCGAGACGGCAACCTTGATCTCTTTGCGTTCGCGCGTCCGAGAGTGGTTGACGACGTAGATGCGCGCCGGAGGAATGGCGTAGTTCGACGGCACGGCGAAGTTCTCGCCACGGCCCGTCCCGAGGGGCTGATTCTGTAGGTCGAGCCAGGTGCCAAGAGCCGCGGCTTTCGCTGCGGCTGATTTCGGCTGGGTTGGGATGACCTTCGGCGTGTCGATTGCCACTAAGCAAACTCCTTACAGTCTATCAACTAAAGAATTAATATCCGCCGACATATATCGGGATCAAGGTCGGCGTGCTAATACTTGCTGCAAGCGGACCGAGCGCCCTTGCGAGAACCTGGCCTGGTGCCGCAACGCCCGGGGTCGCAAACGATGGCGTCGAGACGAGCATGAGATTTCCGCCGCCGTCTGCGCCCAGCGGCGAACCCGCTGAGATGGCTTGGCCCGAAAGGGTCGTACAGAAGGCAAGCACCGGACCATCGTACATGACGACGGCCTTCGTTCCGAACTGCGCCTCGTTGATGTTCGTTGTGCCGCTCGGGTTGGTCGTGATCGCAGGACCCGCATCGTTCTGCGAGACGTTCTGCACAGCACCCGCCGCAACAACGATACCGTACTGACCGCGTGCGATCGGCTGCATGTTGACGTTGGAGAGCTTCCAACGCGAGCCTCCGATTGCCGAGGTCCAATCCATAACGAGCAGTTTGCCCGCAGGTGCAGGCGTCGGGTAGGTGACGGCGTTTGTGACTGCCGAGAGCGTCGTTGGGGCCGTAACGTCCAGAACTTCGATGGTCGATTCCTCAAGACGAGGAGCCGAAATACCAGGGTTGGTCGTCACGCCTGCAACAACGGTGCCCGCACCGCCCGGCAAGATACCCGTCAGGTAGGACGGGTTCATTGAGCCGGTCGAGCTGAGATTATACAGCCGATGAAGTGGCATTAGCGGCCCTTCCCGCCCTTGGGCGTCCAGCGCGTGGACTCACGCGGACCACGCGGCTTTTCTTCGATCCCGCCGCGCACGCCGTGCTCCCAATTCGAGTCGTAGTCCGACTTGTTATTGAGCGACAGAACCCCCATGCCCTCAATCGTCTTGGAGGGACTGTAGAGGGTGCGGTCCTCGGGCGCATGGCCGTTTTCGTTTGGATACTGCCCGTCGAGTTTTGCGTTCCACGGGTTGATGAAGAACTCGTCGGGATAGTGATTGCCGGTTGCCGCGACCTTGCCGTCGAGGGTCGTATTGATCGGGGTCGGCTTCTTTTCGGCTTTCTGAGCCATCGTCTATACGCTTCCTTTAGTGAGCAAGGTCACAAACACAACAGGTCATTTACTGCGCCGTAAAATCCGTTGAGCCGCGGATTGTCGCTCGCGCAGGCAAGGCCGATGACGTACCGACAGGTCTTCTCCAGTACGTTCGGCGTGTCGATCCACGGTACGAAGTCAAAGCCCTTCTCGCCGAAGTAGCGGTACTTCGTGTGGTTGGCGTTGACGTAGAAGAAGTTGTAACCGATGGCCGAGGTGTTCGTTCCGGTTCCGGCAATCGTATCGAAGTGGTTGTCGCCGATGCACTGAGCGCCCAAAACGTGGGGATTGCCCAGGTACGGGTTAGCCGCGTCACCAGGGCTCAGACGGACCTGCGAGTCCATCGAGAACATGAAGGCTGAGATGACTTGCTGGTGGCCCATAATGTGCGTGGGAGCCGCATCACCCACGACGCAGGCGCCCATGTTGCGCAGGATCTGCGAACGAGCGACATCGTTGGTGGCCGTGCCGAGCCCGGAGGTGGCAAGTGAAATGACCTGTCCTTGCCAGCCGGCAAAACTATTGGAACCCAGGCGCGCGATATTCGCGTAGACGTCGAAGGTGGCGCCTGCATCGCAAGCCTCGTAGATGCCGACGATGTTTGTACCGTGACCGGCGTTACGGCCCTTGTTCACGGAGCAGGTGTCCTGCCCCAAAATGTTCGTGGCCGAGCCGATGGCCGTCTCGATCTGGGTCGTCAGGTTGTCCACGCGCATATTCGGGCCGCGAACGAGTTTGACGGTGATGTAGTCGAGCGAGACGGCGGTCTGATACCAGGACCAGGGCATCTGCGCAACGCTGTAGAGCGACTGCGGACCACTGGCGAGGGTATCGTATTGACCGAAGACTTCGGCGGTGTCGTTGAGTGAGGTTAGAATCGGCAGCGCGAGGAACCGGCCTTCATCATGGCGCTGGGCGTTATCCCACATAACCTTGACGACGCGGTTCGCAATGAATACGGCGTCCGAAACGTACGGCGCGAAGGATTCAGCTAATATCGCGGAATTTTGGTCGTACCCACCGAGACCCGAAACTGGCATCTACGCGGCCCTCACGGGCGCTGTGTGTCGCATTCTTACTCCAAAACGGAAACGCAAAATCGGTGCGCCTCTACGGTTTCGGAGTCGGTCCCTCTTCAAGTGCCGGGAGCTTACGGTCGCGGCGAGGGGCGGGTCCTAATGCCTGGGCCTTCTAGGTCGTCATGTAAGTGGTCGCCGCGAACTTGTCAAGGATTCAGTAGGCTAAGGCAGTGGGTCACTTAGGGATTTACAAATTGACCCACTACTGTAGGCTAAGCGGGCTGCTGCGTTGCCTCGATGTAGCGCAGCATCTCGTCCCGATACTGCCCCGGCGACTTCATTGTGCCATCCGGATTCATCGTAGACGGGGCTTGCGGAGGTGGCGGTGGTGTTGCCCTGAGTGGCGCTCCTGCCGCAACTTTCCGGCTTGCGCTCGCGGCCTCACGCCGCGCAAGTTCGCCATGCTGGCTCTCCGCTTGCCGCAGCGCATCGGCCGTTGGGCTCCCCGTTGCAGCCATGCGCTCGGCTTCAATCTGCATCGCCGCCTGCGCGCCGAACACAATTCCAGCCCGGATGCCGTAGATGCCGTAGCCCGCAAGACGCGCCTGTTCGACGGCTTTGCGGAAGAACGGGTCGTTCGGGCCCATGTCCAGGCGAACGTGATCCGGATAGGCGCGCGCAAGGTCTTCGTGCGCAGCCTTCGTTTCCGCGGAGCGCTGCTCATTGATACGCTGCTGTTCTTGCTGACGCGCAGTCTGCTGCTTGCGGTCGTTATCCTCGCGGTCCAGGCGCTGCTGAAGTGTCTCGATCTGCGTGCGCAGCGGCGCAACACGCTCGGCGAAGAAGGGGTCATCGTCAAGCCCGAGCGTGGTAGGGTCAGGTGCAGGCGGTGTGATCGTCGCCGCAGCCGCCTCAATCTTGGCCTGCTCGATGAGCGGCAAGCCTTTCTTCGCGCGCTCGAATGCCTGCGTGACAAGCTGCCCGTATTCGGGATTATCCCGCGCGAATTGGATGAGCGGGATGACGTTGTGCAGGGTGCCGTCTTCGATCAACTGCCGAAGCACGGGCGCCGCCTCCGTCGCAAAGCGGATTTCTTTGTCGAGTTTCGAGCGCCGGCCATACCCGCGCTTAGCCGTTTCGGAGAACTTCTTTGGCACACGAATCGGAATATCGACTTCCAGGTCCGGGTCGGAGAACGTGAACTCGTCGATCTCGGCCCAAATGTCGCCCGCCGCAGCTTCCGCAGCTTCGGTTCCGGTTGCGACCTCCGCCGCTGCGGGCTCGGTGGGCGCAACGGCCCCCGCTTTCGTTGCAGCGTCCGTCTTTAGGCGCTCTTGGTGCGCAGCGAGCAGGGCTTCTTTGGAGACGGGGGCCGCTTCAGGCTCGACCTTCTCCGAACCATCGACACCCGGAAGCGCGACTTGGCTCTCCGCGAACTCCGGTTCCGTCGCTTGTTTGCGTGGGACGATGGTCTTGCCGTCTTTACCGATCGCAGCCGTGCCTGTACTAAACGCAGGAACAGCAGCGGCGACGCGCGCCTCCTCGGCGTTCTCGACAGTGCCACGTTCGGCAATCACCTTGTCCATAATGGACTGGGCGTGCTCCTGAACGGAGGGCAACTTCTCTTGTGTTTCGGCCATCGTTCCTCGCTTGTGTGTAAAGTGGAGCCGCGCCGCCAATGGACGTCAGCGGCGCGGCAACCAGGTTAGGAGGCGCTATTTCTTGTGCTTGCGCCCGCCTTTACGGACACCTTTGTGCTTCGTTTTACGAAACGCCTTGATGTGCTCTTTCATGCCACCTTTGTGGCCTTTCTTGTGCCGCTTCTTTGCCATTATGGATTCACCTCACTTCCCCAGCAATATTTCTTCGCCCGTAATAGACGAATCGCGTCCGCACAATACGAACGCCCCCGCGCTGTTGAGCGCGAAATCTTATGCCGCAATCTTATGTTTCTCACGCGCAAATAAAACTCGCGCTGATCGCGGACCGTCCTGTATTCGTGGCATTACGTAAGCTACCCATGCACGCCCAGCGCCGAGTGCCCATGCGCCACCCTCTGTCGTTGATAACACGGCTTGAACTTGCTCTAAATATACCAAGTCATTTTTGTCGTAATTGCACTGCGAGCAGGCTGGCACCATATTCCATGCGGTGTGCGGCGCACCAATGGCGCGCAGGGGTATCCGGTGGTCGGCGTGGACGTATTGTCCATCTAGCGATACCGAACAATAGAAACAGTTTTTTGCCGCATAGAGCACTTGAAAGAACGCTTGCGAAGCGGAGCCGTCTTTATACGACTGCCTGACATAGGCGCGCCTTCTGCGCCTCATTAGAAAAACGTACTCTGGATGAGATTTTAGCCGCCTTACGTCTAGGGCGCGCTTCTTTTCTGGGTGACGAATTTCCCAATTCTTCTGATTGGCGCGCTTTTTATCTCGGTTCGCGTCCGCCCAGGTCTTGTATCGAGAATAGTATTTGTCGGGGTTTGCGTCCCTGTCTTTCTTCCGCCAAGCCCGAGCAGACGCATTAACCTTTTCTTTGTCGATTGATCGAAGTTTTCGAGCGTACTTAGCACACGTTGCCAATCGGCATGGGCGACACTTGTTCGTCAGTATAGCGCGTTCCGTGCTTCCACATTTCGCGCAAGGCTCTCCGTTGTACGTCTCGGCCTTATTCCGCATCGCCATCACCTTCGTCGGTTGTTTCCGATGCTGGCTGAGAGTCTGCGTCCGAGGAAGTAGCACCAGCGCTAGCTAGGGACTCTGACGTTGACGCAAGATCGGTTGTCCCGCCACTCGCCTTTCCAGTATTATAGGCGGTCAAAAGTTGATTAAGGGTTCCCAGTGTGGCATTAAGAACCGCAACGATTTTTGGCTTCTTTTGGAAGTCAGACCCGATAATAGCTTTCTTGATGCAACGGGTCGCAAGATCAATTTGCTGCCACGACGACGACATGTGATGCGAGAGGTCAACGAGGTCCGCACCGAGTGGGGATTGCGCGCCGAGCCCACCCACGGGCGGACCCGGAGTCATCGGTGGAGGCGGCGGAGCCGCAGGCGGTGGCGGGGGTGGCGCCCCAGGAGCCTGTCCCGGTATCGGCCGTGGAGGTGCCGCTACAGCGCCTCCCGGCCCGGGCGGCCTAGGCGGTAAACCGACGCTCACTGCATTCTAAACTCGACGCGCATCCTGAAATGGCATGTACGTCTTTTTGGGACGAGGGTCAAGTCGGTATGTTAGTGCGGGAAACCAAACAGCTTGAAGCCGAGGATGATGAACAGAATAAGTCCAGGCCACCACCCATACGGAGCAAGTGTTGGAACGCGGGTTCCCACGAATCCGAAGATCACCCAGACGACAATGATGACCCAAAATAGGAATACCATTACGGCTTCGCGGCCGTGAGCGCCGTTTGTGCTGTGGCGAGGGTAGTCGTTGCGTTCTGCACGGATGCATCCTCGGTAGCAAGATTCGGGGCTGCCGTGCCGACTGCGGCAACGTAGGTCGCGACAGCGGTTTCATAGGCGGTTACGGCTGCGACGAGGGTAGCAAGGTCGGTATCGAATTGCGATTGGGAAACGCTCATAGCGTGGCGGGCCTCCTGAAGGCGATGGTATGCGTGGCGAAGTTGGTCAAGGGGATCAAGATCGCTCATGTCCCCATTGTACCCCGCTTCACGCGCCTCTAGTGTTCGGAAGAGACCTAGCCGCCGAGCGCCTTCAGTTCATTCACGGTTTCGGTCGTCAGGAACGCGACGATGTCGGATGCCGAATACTTCGCAACGACGGCCGTCACTTCGCTCGATACAGCGCTTTCGATCGCCGGAAGCACGATGCCGGCAATGCCGCCCGGCTTCGGAAGACCTGAGAGCGCCTTCGTAAGGGCTGGGACGATTGCACCTTCGCCTGCGGTCACGAGAGCGGTAAGGTCGGCTTGACCCTCGGGGCTTTGCACGGCGGCGATTCCCGCGTCGAGGAGGTCTTTTACAATGGCGCTGGCCATATCAGTCTGCTTTCTGCGGCAAGGCCGCAATATGTGGAGTCGCTGTCGTGGTTGGAGTCGGATGCGGCTTGGGTCCGATGTGCCACCCGAGCAACGACGGAAGCGATGTCAAGATATAGAGAAGCACCGAGCCAAGTTTTGTGCCGAGAATCATTTTGGCTCGGTGTATGTTGGAGGAAGCGCCGGAGTGGCGCTTGGCGTGGCTACGGTCTTTACTTCGACCATTGAGCCTGTTGTCCGGTCGAATACCTGGGCAGAGTTTGTTGGTGTCGGGTTGCCTACGAGCCTCACGATGAGTCCAGCGACCCCGACAAGGATTGCAGAACCTGCGAGCACTTGCACTTGATAATGCGGCGCGAACGTCGCGATGGCGACGGCCGTTGCCGCGAGACCGCCACCTGCAATATACGACGCCGCGGCTACCCAATCAAGACGCGAGAGCTTCACGATGGAACTCCGCGTTCGAGTAAATTAGCATAGATGCCCAGGACGGCGGCTGCGTAACCGTTCGTTGTGGCAAGATCAACATCACCTTTAGCATGGGCCGCGATGACCTTCTCGCGCCCGGCGTTGTACTCAGCCGCGACGAGCTTGATGAGGACCGTGCCTTCGTTTCCAAGGGGCTGCCAATACTCGACGGCGGGTTGAAGAAACCACATGACGGCATAGGCCGCGTTTTGGTTTGGGTTCGTCCAGTCGATCTTCTCCCACGCCTCGTTCATATCGTCGGACCACCACGGCGCGGGAGTTACTTGACAGAGTCCGCGCCCATTATCCGGTGCAACGATGGTAAGGGCGCTCGGCCACAATCCCGCAATCTCGCCACTAATGCTTTCGCGGTACGCTATTGCGTAGAGAAAGAGCGGCCAGAAACTCGTCGCGTCGGCAACGTCTTGAATCGGCGCAGCGTATTTGAGAGAGACATTGATCGGCGCTCCACTAATCCCCCACAGCATCGTGCGCTCCACCCTGGGACTCAGCTTGCGCGAGCGCCTCTTCAAGGTTCCCGATTTTCTCCAAAGCGGTTGTCATTTTAGAGTTGACGAGCACATGAATCTCGTTCGAGCGCCTGATTCGGACAGCACCTCGACGTTTGCGTTGTCTTTGAGGCGGTCGCGAATCGCGTACACCTCACCGTACGAGAGCCCAGCATCGTTCACGGGTTGTGTCCCCCGAGCAGCTTCAACAAGTTGGCTAAACTCCCGATGCCAAACCATTGCAGCACAATCAGAAAGGCGATTGTCAGAAGGCTCCATGTGTTGACCCCTTCTAAGACGCGCAAGCGTCGTTCATGGTCGCCGAGTTGAATGCGATCTTGGATAAGCAGAGCGTCGGGGACATAATCCTTCACAGCGTCTCGCACAGCAAAAGAATGGCCTCGCGCAATTGCGGAGGCTTTACCTTGCGTTTACGCAGCGCATTTAATTCCTTCACGTCAACTTCGTATATCCCAGATTCGGTCAAAAAGCGCAAGGTGACTTTCGTGCCCTCGTCCGAGCGCACGATCTTCATGTGCGAAGGCCCCATCGCTCGCTCTGCCCAGCGCCGCAGCCACGTAATCACCATCATATTGATCCCCGAGCCGCCTGTCCGGTTTTTCTCGCCCGGCCCCCAGGAACCGTAGGCGTAGACATATTGACGCCCTTCGGGGAAATTACGGAGAGCGTCTTCGATCACGCCGCGCCAGCCTTACACAGAAGCAACCCCATCTGGGTGCCCGGCCGAATGTGGCTCCCCTTACGATAATTACACGGACCACATAAGCCGCGAATGTTATAGGGCGCGTGTGCGCCGCCTTTGCTTTTAGGGTCTAGGTGGTCCTGGGTTAGCTTTTCTTTATTGCCACACTCCGCACATCGGCCGCGTTGCTTTGCGATAATGGCTTCCCACTCGGCTTGAGTTATTCCAATTTGATCTCGTAAATTATGCCGCCGCCCTTGCTCTTTTGCATTAACGTATGCGCGGTTTTTTTCTACCCATATTTTACGAGCAGCTCTTAATTTATCTCTGTGACGCTGCCACCTCACGACTTCATATTTGTGGTGCTTTTCTGGATTTCGTTTACGGTCCATCTTGGACCATTTTCTAAAATAGGCAAGGGCTTCTGGTGTTTTATGACGATCTGGATGCCTCAACGCATAATCCATCACCATATCTATCTTCTTTGAACGATACGTTTCTTTGTAGTAGACTCGCTCTCTGGCCCGCTTACAAATAGCGCATTGACCACGTTTAGACAGCGGTGGGTTAATGTGCTCGCATTGTTTACGTGCCATTAACCCTGAGCTGCCTTTTTACTGCGACGGCTGTTTGGTTTCTTTGTTTGCTGACCTGGACTTCCAATGCCGATGAGCTTCCACGCTGAGGCGGGGCCTTGCGCTTTGAGTGTCTCGACTTCCCGCATCGCTGAGCTTGCGCTCGGAATAGCGCCGATTTCTTCGAGTAATTCGTAGACTTGCTGGAGAGCAAAGGGAATGTTCGCGCTCTTGAGTTGCATGATCGTATTGAGCCGCGCAGTCGGACCTGAGGGCTGCCGACTTCCGGCCTTCGCTTCCACGATGAAGGGGTCGGTGAGATACGCACCGAGCATTGGGGTCTGCTCGGGAACGCCTGCATTGTTCTTGATCTGCACCATGACCGGAGCCGTATAGAAGCGGGCCATGAGTTCGAGGTACTGCGCACCGAGCGTTCGCATACATTGCGAGAGATTCGCAAGCGCATCCCGGAAACGCACGCCGCTCGCCTCTTGCCCCATCGTCATTGTTTCAGTTGAGACTTGCTGCTTGGGCGGCATCTTCCCGAGCATGACGTCGGAAAGCCCCGAGAGTTCTTTAATCTGCTCGACGAGCCACTTCACATAGGGCAAAATGTACTGCGGCAACTCAACGCCCGCCTCGCGTTTTGCGTAGCGCAAGCTCATCACGTCCTCGCGGCGGATCGCGCCTGGCGCATTCGTGATATCGTCGTTTGATATTTCGGCGCCGATGGGATAACGTTCAACCGGGTTTCCGGTAAGGTTCATCGTGTCGAAGATAAGCGAGACAGTGCGCAGCAACTGTTCGAGCGGGTCATAGATGAGGTCAACGTCGCTCGGCCCGTACTGGCCTCCATCCAGCGCCGCATTCGCCATGATCTCAGCGAATGGAAAGTAGCCCAGCGGATTCATCCGGTCATCCGCTTCGATATCTTCATCCACAATAACGACAAGGCGTCCATCGGGATAGAGTGGGTATTTGACCTTGTGCATCACACACCGAAGCGCCGGCTGATCTTCCAGTATCTGAAGACCGCCGTTGTCCTGAGCGTCGTACATCGCGGCGACGAGCGACTCAGGCAATTCGTAGATGACTCCACCTTCGGTCGTTACGCGCCGCAGTGGTTCTTCATCGAGTGGGTCAATCGTGTCGTACATCTTCGGTTCAGTTGCAGGCTCACCGTTTGCGAGAAACTGAACCTCTTCGACTTCAATCGTGCGATGCGGTCGGGTCCAATATTCGCGAACCAGGATGCCCGAAGAACCACCTGCGCTATCGGGTGGATTTGAACTTGCGGCGTAGGCTGGAGTGTAGACCGTTCCGCCACCGGAAACCACGTCAGCAAGAGAATAAGCGCCAGGCGGTGCAAGCACATCTTGATCTTCTCCTGTGCGGTCCTGTCGTGGCTGATCGTACTTTTGTGAAAGGCGATCGCGCAGGTCCTCAAAGCGTCCGCAGAGCGAACCGTAGCTCTCACGATATTCGTAGAGCAGCACTTCGGCATCGTCGGCGCACGTAGCGTTGCGGTCCATCCAGACCTGCTCGCCCAGCACAACGGTGAGCTTGGGCCGCCCGCGACCTCCGTGCGCTAAGGAGTCGTAGGTGAGGCGAAGGTAGGCTTTCTTCTGAACGCGGCTGACGAGCACGGCGTCGTGGATGCGCTTCTCCCAATTGCCCGATTCGTAGGCCTGATTCCACGCCGCCGTTGCAATATCGGCGCGCTTTTGTTTCGAGCGGTCGAGCGCCGAGTACGACACGCTCGGCTTCGCATCGCACAGAATTGCGGTCCATGCAAGCGGGATAGTGGCGGCGAACCGGAGCTTCGTTCCGATCTTCCAATCATCGCGCTTACCCCAGAACGGCGCGCCGCCGTTTGCCATGTTTGTGTTGCGCCGCATCTCATCGGAGACCGCCTGGCGTTCGCGTTTCAGCGTGCCGTTGACGTTACGCGCCCACTTCGTCATCTTCGATTCAGGGCGACTCGCTTTTTGCGGAGGCCGCTGATCAGGTGGCGGCGCCCCCCCGAGCCAATTTCCAGCAGAGCCTCCCGGTCCCAATTCACTAAAATCAGGACCCCAAGCGCTCACGAAATCGCCTCACGATAAAGAACGCGAAGCATTCGGTTTGGGCCCCAATTCCGACCCGGTGGCAAGAGTGCGATACCGCAATTAAAAAGTGTGTTCACCATCTCGGCGGTTGCCGTACTTCGTGATTGACCGCCAGCGCAGTTAATCGCGAAGCCTTCTACCTTATCGCCCCACTCGCGAACGAATGCGACAATCTCTTTGCATTGCTCAAGCGTTGGCGGGTCAATGGGATAATCAGGCAAGATATACGTCGGCGCTTCATCGGGGCCAGCCGTGGGGCAGTCGGTGAATTCCACCCGTAAAAGCGCAACTCGATTTGGATTGTCCGGTATATTTGCTGGCATATCCCCAACGAGCGAGTCGCAAATTGAGATGTGCGCGTAGGGGTAGCCAAGTGACACACTCTCTGCCTCGGACCGATTCCAAACGACGATAGGCCTCACGCTTTACTCGCGTGTGTTACGGGATGCGTCGAGAGGTGCTTCCACCGAAAGCGGCCATCTTCCAGGACTTCAAGTGCGTACAGGCTTTCCTCGAACGCAAACGTGCCTGGAATCATGCGCTGAAAGACGGTGTACGGTCGGCGTGGACAGCGAATCGTAATACCGTCCTCTGGGCCTCCGAAACACGTCGCCTCAATAACCTCGTCCGCCACTAGCACGCTGACTTTCGATCAACACGCGGATTGGCAAGAATGCGCTTCATCGGCAGCACACGTCCGGCCATCGCTTCCATATTGGCCTTGACGTTACGAACCGGGCGACTCTCCATCTCGGCTTGGACCTTCGCGCGCTCCTCTAAGAAGCCAGGCCCCCAGTGAACCATGTCTTTCGTCTTCTCACGATACTCACGCCGGCCGCCGCGAATCATTGTCCCGCCACGCACTATCCCGTCGTGGACCATCTTGCCGTCTTTGTAGACGGGCTGGCCGCGTAGAACCTCGCCGTTAATCACGCACGGGTCGTTGCCGGGGATCGTCTCAAAATAGCCGTTGTAGATATCGTCTGAGGCCTGAATCTGCGCCGACTGAATGACTTGCTCGAATTCTTCCTGGCTCTGATACTTGCGCGCGCGCGTACTCGCAGCAGGCCGCTGCGTAACCGTCCAGCCTACCTGCTGCTGCGAGGTGACGAGAATCACGGCGAGGTCCGTTGACTCCGTGGCCGCCATTTTCGGCGTCCAGTGTTCCTCGACGTAGGCGCTCACTTGGCGAACCCTATCACGCGGCACATCAACCGCCTCTTCCATACTGACGAATCGTGGAGCGGCGAGCGCCTGTTGAATATCGCCCGGAGCATTAAGCTCGACGCGCTGCATATGCGGCGATGCAACGGAGAGCCCGGCGCGTTCTTTGTAGACGTCAGCGGGCGAAAGAACAGACCCGAGCGGGCCAACGGGGTCTACGAGCCGCTTTAACGCCTCAAGAAGACGCACGGCGCATGATTTAGGGCCAATCACCCGAACGCCCTTCTCTTAGACGTGAAGCCTGTTTACTCGCCCGATGAATTCCTCGACGTCCCGGATTGGTTCAAGTTCACCTACGGGACCTCCGACATGCCGCCACAGATGGAAAATATCTGGCGTCTTGCGCTCACGAAGCGCACAATGTCGTCCTATCCCTTCTTCGCCTCGAACATGCTCTACGTTGCGGACAAGAGCGGCAGTATGGTTCGAATGCGACCCTTCTCGGGCCAGGCGCTCCTCGACTACACGCTCGATTGCCAGATCCGAAACGACCTTCCCGGCCGTGTCATCGAAGGCAAGGTCCGCCAACTCGGCTGGACGCTGCGCAACATCGGACGCGGGCTGCATTACTGCCTCGATGAGAATAAACGCGCGCTGCTCCTCGTAGACGACGAAGACGTTGCCGCCGAGCAAGGCCGCCGTCTCGGTACGATGCTTAACGGCCTCCCGCGCTGGATGCAGCCGATGCGCCGCATTCAGTCGATCAAGACGTTCATCTTCGATAACCCAAACCAAAAGGACCGGCTCAACAACCCAGGTCTCGACTCGATATATCAAATCACCGTCCCCTCGTCCATGCGCGGCATCCCGCAGGGCCTCGTCATCATTGCCGAATACGCGCACATGGAGACGGAGCGCCAGGCCGACGTGCAGGCCGGCGTCATCTCAGCCGCTCCCCTCTCCCCTTTCTCGATCATCATTATCGACTCGACCCCAAACGGCGACTCCGAAGAATTCTACGCACCGCTCGCTCGCGAGGCTTGTGAAGAGAATCCGAAATGGACGAAGCGCATCGAGAATTGGAAGGGCGATCTTACGGCCGACATGATCTACAGCGGCATTCTCGGACTCCCGGATGCCGTCGCGAAGGGCTACCCAGGCGTCTACGTCCCCGCCATCTGGGCCTGGCACCGGCACGAAGAGTACGACGTTCGCTCTAAGCACAATCCCCGGGGCGAGATTCGACGCCCGTTCTCAAAAGAGCAGCGCGGCGAGACGGAATCAACGCTCGGGAAAATCTCCAAGTACGGTGGCGAAGAAGAACAGTACCTCGTTGACAAGTACGGCGTCTCGCTCAGCCGTATCTTCTGGCGGCGGCGCAAGATCGACGGCTACAAGATGCCATCCGAAGAAATGGCGCTGCTCACCTTCCGCCAAGAGTTCTTCGGGTCAACACTTGAGGAAGCATTCATCTCGTCGGGCTCCGCGCCGTTCGATCGCTCAGCGATGGATGCGATGTCTCGCATGGAGCGCATCCCGGCTGCCGTGGGCCTCTTTGAGAGCGAAGGCACCTTCGCCGCTTGGGAGCTCAATGGAGAGGTCCCACGGTCCACGCATCGCGATAGAAACCCGTGGCACGAAGTTCGTATCTACGCTCCTCCACAAAACGGCGAGAAGTATACGATGGGCGTGGATACCAATATCGCCTACGAGTCCCCGGACTCAGACGCTTCCGTCGCGCAGATCGTGCGCTACCGCGACAACAAGATCGTCGCGACCTATGAAGCGCGTGTTCCGGCGAACATCCTTCTTGAGCAGTTGTACTATCTCTATCGGTGGTACTTCAACTGCTACTACGCAATTGAGACGGCGGGCATGGGCTATCAACTCGTCCGCTGGGCGGTCGATAAAGGGATGGGAAATTGCCACTACTACAAGCGCTATGACGCCGACGTTCCTGAGCCGACGCGCTACCCCGGTTGGGAAACGAAGACGAACACCCGTCCGCTCATGGATCAGACGTTCACCTCGCTCTTTTGCAATCGCAACCGCGAGTCAGGCAAGTCCGAACCGCTGCTCATTATTCCGGACGCAAAGACCCAGCGCGAGATTCGTGGATTAACACGAACGCCGACCGGGAGTTTTAAGTCCTCGCGTGGACACGACGACCACTACGACGCGCTCTGCATCGCGCTCTGTATCGCAGCGGACCCGTACTCGGGACTGCATCGTCAGAAAGTCGCCGAAGAGGAAGAGAAGCGTAAAGAGTTCGAGTCGGCGTTTGCGATGATTAACCGAGCGTCACCGAACCGCAATCGCCCAAGCCTAATGAACCTGTGAGGCGTCGTAACACGTTTCAACCTGCCGCATTAGTTTCCAAGTGAGTAGCGCGCATTTGCTTCGTGCCGAGTATCTCCGTACACTTCGACGGCCTTCTCAAAGAGCAGAGCAACCCGCTCGGCAACCGGAGCGCCGGGAAGCGTCCAAAGAAAATCCCCCGGCTCCCAATTCGCAATATAGAAATAGAGCGGGTCTGCCTTCATGTACGCCATCGGCATACAGTGCCCAGCCTCTTTGCATGTTACCTGATTCTGCGGTCCAAAGATTTCATTGAACGGACGCCAGGGCGCAAAGAAGCGCATCGTGTCCTGATCTGAACGACCACCGTGCGCGAGTGGCTTCCCCGTCGTACCGAGTGACCACGCATCTTCCGCCGCCCGATGTAGCACCGTATTGAGCGCCAAGTGAACGGATGGGATGCAGCGCGCAATCGTAAAGCCCGAGAGTGGCCCATGCCAATCAACTGTCCACAGGAAGGGCCGGTCGCCAAGAATATCTTCGATGCGCTTGTCCTGATTCGTGATGAGCGTATCGACGTCAAGCCACACAATCACATCGAAGTCGGCGTAGAGGTCTTTGTAGATTTGGAGCTTCGCTCGGTCGCCGTAGGTGAGAAATGACGGATCACGCTGCTCGTCTGTGTGATAGCGGTCAGGCCAGCCGCAGAACGAATAGCCGTGCTTCTTCGCGTACTCAACCATCACGGGCACGGTTATGTCAGCGATGGGTTGGTACGCTTCATTCCATGCCGACGTGACCGCGACTCTCACCCAAGGAACCACGCGTCGTCAACGAGGCCAAGACGACGTAGGGCGCGCTCTGCGTCCTGCCAATAGGTGATGCTGATGTTTCGGTTTAGCACGGAGTTCGCGGCGTAGACCGTTGCCTTGGCGTCGAGCACAGGGAGTTTCGTCGTAGCGCGCACGAAGAAGTAGGCCATCGACGGGGCTCGGCTTGCGCCCGCCGCGCAGTTTACATGAATACGCGCCTCTGGGTTCGTCGCGAAGTCGCCCATGAAGTGGTAGGCCGCTTTCTCGAACCAGCCGTAAGGGCGCGGGCCACCGTCGTCGATGTGACCGTTCCAGAGATGCTTCGTCCTGGAATACGGCCCGGTGCGCGTTTCATCCAAGTTGATGGTATGCGTAGCCCAGGGAATGTGTGCCTCGTCGTCCATGCCGTCGTAGAAGCCGCTGGATGATACTCTGTCAGTGCAGCGGTAGAAATGGTCGTTGTGCGGGTTCCCTTCGCCGAGGTGGCGATACTTCGCGATGAGTTCGCGCGCCGTTGTCTCCGCATGGGAGATTTGCTCGTTCGGGTCGCCGCTCGGGCCATTCCGCCAAAGCAGTTGCATGTACGCCGTCTTGAACAGGTCCGCGAACTGGTTGCAGTATGGCTGAATGTCGGCTGGGAACCTGTCGCGCCAGTCGCTCATCGCTTCGCCCAAAATCCGCCCGTGGCATCGGCCTGCCGCACGAATCCAGCCTGCGTGAAACCCTGGTCGTAGAGGAACCCCATGAGCGCGCCGACGCTCACCTCTTTGTCATCGTAGTGGTCGGCCAGGTGATATTCCCCCGCGATCTCGGACACGCGATTGAGTTTCGTACAAGTCCGTAATATCGACCACTCGGAACCCTCAACGTCGATCTTCAGAAAGCGCACGGGGCCAATGTCCGCGAGAATTTCATCCAGCGAAACATTTTCAACCGGGTTGCCTTCATCGACCATCGTGCTCATACCGTTGTCGTGAAAGTATTGCGCCTTGCGTTTATCATCGCTCCGCACGACCGCGAGTTGGTGCAGCGACACCCCTTCAAGGTCGCCGACGTTTGCTTTCGCCGCCTCCATGTAGAACGCCGAAGGCTCAAAGCCGTAGATTTCTCGCGAGCCATTGAGATGTGCGCGCTTACAAAACGCTCCGATATTGGCGCCGATGTCGATCACGATATCAGTCGCCTCGAATACGGACGCGTTGTACCCGTTCTCGACGGCGATTGCGTAGTACGTGTCTTTCTCGCTCTGACTGCGATAGACGGCAGGCTTCAATTCTTGGGGGCCTGCCCAATTACGGTCGAAGTCCTCAACGGGGTCCGGAAAGACGCCATCCACCTTTTTGCGCTGGCTACAGTGATCGGCTGGAACAGGCGCCTCTTGTGGCGCGCTTTGAACCGAATCGTCCTTCATCGTGAAATGCCAGTCTTTGCCTTCGCTTTCGATTTCAACCACGGCACGTTCGAGTTCACTACTCAGCCAAAAGAACGCAGGCGCATCGAGTTTCGGTAGCACGTTTTCTAAAAAGTTCGCGGAATCGCCGTCGTACACGTCCGCATCCGGATAGCGCTCCGAAAGTTGCACGGCAGAAAACGTATCGCATACATGCGCTCGTAGTCCGAGGCGAGATGCCATCTCTAAGCCTTCTGTCTTTCCATCCGCGTTCGTCTCAATGAAATAGCGGATGCCCTTCTCGACAATGAGGTTGGAGAGCGCAAGGAAGTCTTGGGGAGAAATAGTCTGCGTCATAAAGAGCCTCTTAGGCGGGTTGAGTGGTACGGGCGAGCCAAGGCGTGAGTGCGGCAATCTTCTCCTCGATGTTTCCACCGCGCGCCGTCACGATCCACGGGCGCGGCATTGTCGTATCTGGAAAGCAGAATCCGACCGACTCTGCCTCGACGCAATTCCCAAATGTGCTGTTGAATGGGGGCACGTTCATGCACCACGCCATCGCGTCCTGGTCAGAGATTCCGTTCGGCTCGATCTTGTCGTAGCGCGTATTGTTCTCGGCAGCGGCGCGCTCATACGCGAAGCGTAAGTGCTTCTCTGTCATATCATCTGTTCGTGCGATCCACAGTCCGGACATGGGCCCACCATCGCCGTACGTCCACAAGAACCGGCGTCCCTGAAGCGTCTCTTCAATGCGCTGGTTAATGTTGACGAACACGGAGTCGATGTCGAGGAACATCACCACGTCGAAAATGCCGCGCACGTCATAGTAGAGCGAGAAGCGGACCTTATCGCCGTACGTCTCACGCTTGGATGGATCCGTGTGAAATGCGCCGGGATAGGTTCGAAGAGATATTCCGTGACGTAGCGCGTACCGGGCCCAATTATCTTCCGCTATCTCTGCGATCGGGTCGTACTTCCTATCATACATGCCAACGAGGCACGTTTTGATACCAGGCAAAGGAAGATCACCCTTTGCGTCCCACCCAATTATATTTTTTCGAATGAGCCCAGCGCCGCTAATGAACCAATCAGCCCGCGTCTGTGGCGAAATAATTTGAAACTCTTGGCTCACGTTCTGCCACCCCTAGATCGCCACCGCTGCGATCGCGCGCGTTGGCATTGTTTACAAACCTTGCTGCGCTTCCCGTTCCGAACATACTCCCATGTCGTATCGGGAGTACGAAGATGCCCAGCCCTACAATACTTAGCCTCCCATTTCGCTTGACTGGAAACCCTATTGCCGCTTAGGAAATCCGCTCGCCCTTTCTCCACCATATCGCGGCTGTTGTCTTTTTGCGTCCCAAGGAACAGGTGTGTCGGGTTTACGCAAGACCTATTATCACAGCGATGAAGAACGAACAGGCCGTCGGGAATCTCTCCCCGATGCAGCACCCATGAAATGCGGTGCGCGCCAACTTTATCGCCAACGGCCTTGTCCCATAAGTAGCCATACCCGGGTCCGGGACGTGGGGGTATGAAGCCAGTCCACTCCCAGCAACCGCGCCCTTCAGTCATCGGTGCGACGTATTTCCAGAACCGATTTTCCACAGAAGCATCCATCATCATAAATTCGACACTTCTTCGTCCCACGCTTTTTGAGATTCACTATTCCAAGTACGGCTATCGAGCCACGGACGCGACTTATCCTCGGGAAACGGGCCCTCTTTCAAGCCAACGATACTCGGGAACGGCGTGCGACCGACGCTGATTGCCAAGCCATAGAGTGCGGGTGTTGCCTTCAAGTGCGGATGGTGCTTGAGGAACATTTTCATGCCGAGTTCAGGATTGTAGTGGCATTGCTTTACCGACGACAAAAGGCCGCCGTATTCGGACTGTGTGAGGCCATATCGCTCATCGAGTTTTGGTGGAATCACGTCGCCTCCGCAAGACGGCGCTTGAGTTCAGGAATTCTCACGTCGTTAGGATAGCCCGGCATATGAAGGATGAAGCGACCAGGCTCATAGAGATTGAGCTTGCGCTGATAGTCGAGCGGGTATTTATCCCAACCATAATACTTGTAGTCGTAAGAGTTCAGTACGACGCCGGGGCACGCACGAACATAGTTCTTGAACGGATACGTCGTTGCAAGAATTTCCATCGCCGTCTCATCGGCAAGTCCGTTCTCGCGCATCGTCGCATACGCTCGGTCCATCCAATGCGCACCCTCGGGCGTAAAGCGCACAATGTAGACGCCGCTGTTCGGCCCAGCATGATCCCAACCCCAAAGAAAATGGGGAGCGTCGTCCCCAAAACTCCACGCTAATCCCCGTGGCCTAAACCCCATCCACTGCATACAGATATCTTCAACGAGAACATCGCTGTTCATAATCTGACTATCCAGATCCATCCAGCACATGAGGTCAAAGCCTTTGTCGTAGAGATAGAAGTATGCATCGCTCTTGCAGCTATCTCCACGCTCGCGCGTTGTTTCGAAAAAGTACGGCGCGTATCCATGACGCTCGGCATACCGCACACGAGTCGGCTGTGTAACATCGGCCAAATCTTTATAGTCTGGACTCCCAGCCGAAACGATTGCGATCTTCAGATCAGCCCCAACTTCTCAACGAACTGCTGAGCAATAGAAACACGATACTGAAGGTCAAGTGCGCTCAAATGCACAGTCCACGAATCAGGCGTCCATTCAAACTGCGAACGCACATCGGCCGGCATCGGATGGACCATCGGCGGCATTGCACACATTTCTTGAGCCGAGAAAAACTTGACGCGATCTGCATACGGCGGATAGTCGAGCATGAAACGAAACGCCATGATGTCAGACCACCCGTGCATCCCGTACATGCGCCAGCCCGCCTCTTTACACGCCCACACAAGCCCGCGCATAAGGACCGTATTGCGCATAAGGATAATCGTTGGGTGTACGCCGTTTACATCGAAAGCGAGTACGAGGTCCTTGTCGTGTCCATCGAACCATTTCGTAATCGGCACAGAATAGTTTGTTACCACGCAGTCGTTGTCGATCCACGCAACGTAGTCGTTATTCTGCCCGCAGTCTTCCTCGCGCATAAAGTGCTCAAGGAGCGGAAACTTAATCATTGTGCGCATTGGGACGTAGTGCCCAATCTCCGGGTCCTTATCGTCCACCCACGGCGTATGCTTCTTTTCTTGCCGCGTCGAGCAGTCCTCAAAAAGTGGTGCGTAATTCCACTTCTCGCAATACTTGCGCATTGTCGCACAGGTGATATCAGCGAGTGGCCGCCAGTCCGGAGGAAAGCTCGTCACGATCTGAACCCTCAAACGACAGCCTTCCAAGACTGCGGGTTATCGCTGCGCATCTGCTCAAGGCTCCACTCGCAACGAATATCGTAAATGTGCCGCTCCATCTCCCCTGGAAAGAAATAATCCCCAGTTTTATCTTCGCCGAAAATCGTCGAACGATAGTCTGCGCCAGCGTAGCAATAGCCACGCGAGTTGTACGTCTTCATCGTGCTCAGCACGACAATCTCAGGTCGCGCTTCGAGGTCATAGACGGTGTGCTCACCGCGCACGGTCGCAGCGAATGACTGACCGCCTGCCTCGGAGCCAATCCACGCCCGGCATCCCGAAAGCGCGTCCATGTATTCAGCAATGCCATTGATCTGCACGGAGGGACACGCGATTTGCGGTGGATGCAGCGAGATGTTCTTGGGCGGGATAAGCTGCAAGAACGGCGCGTTTCGGAAGCGTCCCTTCATTGCCCGTAAGAATTCGCCAATGCCCTGCTCGCCAATCTTGGATGACACCGCCGAGAAGTCAACGAGTACCGTATCCTGCAGTTCGAACGGGAATTTCTTCGGCTTGTAGTTGATATACGGCGCGATTGAGTACGGCGGCGGAAGACCGTGCGCCATTTCCATCGCTGCAATAGACCCGATGGGCAAACGGTTTGCGACTTCGTAAAACAGGCCTTGACGAACATAGCCTGCGTTCGGAGCGCGATCGGTCGTGCCGACGATGTAGGGATTGCGTCCCCAGACCATATCAAGGGTATCGTTGTTGCGCGCGCAGGTCACGCGATAGAGATAGACCTTGCGACCAATCTCTGTGAATCGCTTGGCCAGGGTGCTGTAGATAAAATGGTCCCCGGCTCCGACAAGTTTACCGGCTGAAAGAATGATGTCGCCTTCCGGCATGTAGATATTCCCGGCGCGGTCTACGGTGCGCGGAAAGCGGTCGGCAAGTTCCCAGTTCTCGCGCTGGATAGTCTCGTTCACTCCTCGACTTGCTCCCATCCATGCTCGCCCCGCTTGAGCTTTACGCCATCCATTTTCGCGAGTACGTCGATCTGATTGATGATGCGAACCTCGCGCCCGAGAATGCGGAGCGCTCGACCTTTCGCGTTGTGATCGACAAACACAACGTCGCCTTCCGAGAAGAACATCGGCACGTCGGCATTGCCCTGCACGCCCTTACCGTCTTCAATGAAGTACGGGTCGGGAAGGCCAAGAAGATGCCCATTGCCGGCACGAATCACGACCGCGACAATGACGCCTCGGTTCTCGATTGTCGGGTCCGCCATCGGGTCGCCTTGGTGCTTAGGCGCATTCTGTGTGATAACGAGCAACTGCCCACGCTCGATGTACTCGTCAACGTCAATCTCTTCCACGACGTAACGATCACCATTGGGTTCGATGTCTTCTGGCTTCACGTCGTGAATCTTAAGTTTGTAGAGTCCACGACTCGTAAGCGCACGCGGGTCAAGAGCCATGATTATCCTTTCGAAATTTTGGCGAGGCGAAGGTAGTTCTCAAATGAACCCGTGTCCGACGTTTGCCCCTGCATCTCCTGAACTAAATCGACCGCTTTGAGTGACGCAGCGGGGTTATCGGAATACGCATGGCCGCGCAAGATATTAACGCGTGCGGCCAAGTCTAAACCGTTGCGTTCAAGGAGTTCTCCGAGCGGACTCACGGCAAGTCCTCTGCGCACTTCTGCCAAGAGGTCAAGGAGTTGTGGGCGCACGTCGTCCTCGGAAATGCCGAGCACATGCGAAAGCGCCTTCACGCGGTCGCCGCCGTTTTCGCCGAGCGCATCGAGATACGCGGCATGGCGCGTTGCGAGCATCTTGTGTTCGGCTCGCAGTTCGCTCTGCTGCTTCTTCTCAGCCGCCGTGAGCTTGCGCTTGAGTGGCGCACTCGAAACGACGTGTGGCACGGCCCCAGGCGGGGATTCATACGGGTCCTCGCGGTGCTCGTGCTTGTGACTTGTCTTGGGCGGCGGCAGCATGAGGATGCCGATTTCTTGGCCGTCCTGCTGATCGTTTTTCGCACTACGACGCGGCACTTAGTGAATGCCTCCGAGCGCGGCACGGACGATCTCAAGCGCGTCTTTGTATTCGGCTTCCGTGAATGGCGAGTAGCCGCCCGTTTTTGCCGACTTCGCGAATTGCACGACGATGACAACCGCAGCCGCAGCAATGACTTTATCTCTCATGCGTCAGCCACGTCGGTTGCGTCTGGTTGGTCTTCCATCGCGCTCATGCCAGCGTGAATCAACGGAGCGGTCGTAAACGGCGTCCCCGCCTGTGCCTGCGGCTTTCCGTCAGGAATCTGCGGTTGCTCTTTTTTCTTTTGCTCACGGTAACGGTCGAGCACGGCATTGATTCGCTTATCGAACAGATCATCGAGTTTGTGCATGACGCCGAATGCGTTCGTGATCGGGAGAATCTGCATAGCGACGAAGACAATGACCGCCGCGGCGAGCGCAAGGCACAGAAAGGCGACGATAGCCCAACCTTGAGCCTCAGTCATACTTGCGCTTCCCGAAATCCTGAACGAAATACGTCGCGTTAATAATTGCGAGCGGAGCCGATACGAGAATCATACCGAGACCGATCCATTCGTCTTGGTCTGCTCGTGCTCGCATCATAACGCAAAGCCCGAGATACGCAGCGACTAACTGGGACATTGCAACGATATACCGCTTCATCGAACCGGCGTATATCCTGGGCGCTGCGAAGCGGCGAATTCTTCATCGCTCTTGGCGAGGTCGATCAGCGCCGCTTTGATGTACTCGGTCAGCGTCAAGTCGGCATCGAGGGCCATCTGTTTGAGCTTCGGCTTTATGCCGAGCGGCAGATCGCGAATGTCGAGCTGAACGCGGCAGTTATCGTTCACTAATAGCCACCTGGATATTCATCGGGCAGAAACGTCTTCCACGCTTCCCACTGGTGCGGATACTCCAGCAGACTCTGGTGGGAGAAGTTCTCCCTCCACGGCGATACGTTCTCCTGTGTGAACATCTGTGACTTCATCGTCGCGCTTGCCGGAACGCTGATACCCGTTGCGTAGTAAGTCGAGGTAGAAGGTCGAGCCATTGTCGCGAAACGGGTCGCTCCCGCTCAGACCTCCTGAATGCTTAGCGCGTTGATTGAACTGCTCGTTTAGCTTGTATGTAGTCGGCTGGTGCAGTCGAGGCTGCGTGTATTCGGGAGGAATAGGATTGGCTGCGCCATTCGGAGATGGAAGCGCAAGTTGGACGCCATCACGCGCGAGCGCAAGGTCGCCGCTCGATAGCGCGTGCTCGATCGTCGCTTCCGTGACGGCAAGCGCGGCCTCGGATTGAATTGCGTACGCTGTGTGCTTCGCAACTTCTTGGCGATGAACAAGCCCTGCGAGTTCCTCTTGCCGCTTCTGCTGCACCGGGATATACGCGTCGCGCGCGTCCTGTGAGGCTTGAATTTGCTTCACGCGCTCACCGTAAGCGACACGCAATTTCGCGACGTACGGTACCCAAACCGGGGATGATGCGGCGAGGAGTCCTAGGCCTACGGCGGTTTCGGCTATCTCAGCAAACATGTGATTCCTTTACGATTGGTCGCAAGCGACTATTTGACGCGCGAAGTCCTCGACGCTCGGGCGCATCCAAATACATTCGTCCGTATTGAGTCGCGCGACCGGGATCGAAAACTGGATGCCCTCTTTGGGATCAAGCCGGTCAACCGACATCTGAAACTCAGACGCGCTATAGATGCGGAACGTCGCAATGCGGAGGTTCCCTTGGTTCGAGCGCAGGCCGATCTTCACGATGCGAAGCGGCTTTCGGAAGAGGCGCTGGAACCAACTCACTAATCCAGAGTAGGTCCTGCCTAGTAGATTGTCAATCCCTAGCGCGCGCTAATTCCGAGGACTTGCTGCGCCGCCTCTTTGCCGAGGCGTTCTTGCGGCGTTCCCTTCGGTGCCTGGAATTGGCTCATGCCGAGTTGCTGCAAGGCCGCTCGCGCTTCGAGGACGCCCGCCGAGGCGGCGCCGATAAGCCAGCGAAGGTCGATGGGGTTCTGGTAGTTCAGATACCTCGCGGCCCGCTCGGCCACGGCCTTTGCGTACGGGGACTGCTTCGGCTCGGTGCCGATCTTGCTGAATTGGCCCTTTGCGACTTGGCCGGGAATTGCGGCAATCTCTTGGCCCGTTTCCTTGATCGACGCGAGTGGGTTTCCGGTCATCGCTTCCGCGCCGAGGGTTGCCACCGCCTGAACCGGAGCGCCGATGGTCGAACGCAGATAGTCCTGAGGCGCATCGAGGCCACGCGAAACGTCGGCCGTTGGATTCAACAATTCGATGCCATGCTGCTTACGGTCGGGCTTGCCGCCGTACATCGTGCCGCCGCTCGCGCGATTAAGAAATGCCGCGCGCGCTGGGTTACGTGCAACGCCACCGGCAACGGCGCCGGGAATCGAGCCACGGAAGGTACCGAAAGGAGCAACGTAGCGAAGTTTCTCGATCATCGGAGATACGTGGGAGTAATCGACGAGCCGAGATGAAGCCAGGCCGCCGGCACGTAGGCCAGTGGCCTCACCGCTTGCGGCGATTGCTCGGGCATAGGATATTTTTGCAGCTTCGTCTATCGCCCAGACAATCGCGTTGTTCGTCCGCGTCCAGGCCCCGAGCGGTCCCGTACTCTTCCCGCCAACGCCTGGAACCCAGGTGGGAAACTTCTGGAAGAACGGCGTGCGCTCCACGAACTCGCCCGAGATGGCCCCGAGGTCACGACCCTCTTTCGTCAGCGCGACGTACTTCTTCGGGTCCGCCTTGACTCCGGGGATGACGCCTTTGGCCTTCATCAGTTCGGTGGCGAGGCTCATCGTTTCTTTGAGAACTTGAGGAGCCTTATCCGGACCGACAGTGTTCGCCAACAGATCCAAAATGTTCGCAGCATGGCGCGGCGTCAACGAAACGGTCGCCGCGCGCGGATACCCGACGAGTGCCTTCCAGTGGTCCTTGATCTTATCGAGGTCCGTGGCTTTACCGCCCGTTGCCTTCAGCGTCTTCTCAAAGAGCTTTGAGACTTTGGGATCATCGAGCAGTTCGCCGAGCGAGTCGTGAATGACGCCGACCTGTGCTTGACGACCCGCGTTGCTCGCCATTGCCCCGAAGCCTTCGGAGAGTTGTTCGGGCCGCTCCACTTTCACTTGCTCGCGTTCGAGCGTACGCGGGTCGAAGTGCTCCGCTGCGTTGATCGTTTTTGCTTCTGTACCTTCTGGAGCCTCAGGCGCTTTTTCGTGCTTGGTTGGAAGGTAGTTTTCCCGGCGCGGCATTTGCTCCTCAAGTTCGCGTTGAATGCGCGAGTAGTAGGGTTCAAGATCACCGGCCGGAGCTTTGCCCGATCGCAGCGCCGCCATGAGCGCGGACTTCTGTTCCTGCGGCAAGCCTTTCGTGAGGCTATTGAACAGGATCGAACGTGTGACATTCGTGCGCATTTTGTAATCGAGTTCGGTGAGCGTCCGTAGTTGCCGATACGCCGATTGGAGTTTGGGCGCGAGGTCCTCGGCTTTCGATTCACCGTTGAGAGCTTGGCCGACTTGGACTTTTTCTTCGTCGCTGAGCGGCTTCGTAACCGCATCGAAACGGCGCTCCAAGTGCTGCTGTACGCGCATTCCCGCACTCGACGCTTTGTTCGCCGCACCGCGAATGAATTGGACGGTTTCCGGCCCTTGCTCGCGCGCGACCTCGCCGCCCCAGTGCGTGAAGTCGTAGAGCTTGCGGCCGTACGGCGTTGCGTTGATCGCTTTCATTGCGCCCTGCGCGATGTGTTCGGCAAGCGGCAAGCCGTCTGCGCCGATCTTGATTGCGCGCAGTGCGGGTCCAGCGCCGAGTGTTTCGTAGGTGAGCGGGTCGGTCACGGTCTGTTGGATGACGTCGCTCGTTCCTTGTAAGAAATGGCCGACGCCGGGCACCTTGCCGAGCGCTTCATACGCGCCTTGCGTTCCGACCATCTCGCGCTCTTTGGTCATCTGCTTATCGGTGTCGGATTCGCCCGTTGCGAGTTTGGCCGCAGCCCAGCGTTGCGCATCGAGCGCTTTGCCGACGCTCGTGCCGACTTGCTTTCCTTTTGCGAGAAAGACGTTCTCTGACGTCGAGCCACCGCCGCTCTTGCGAGAAGCAATGAGCGCATCGACTGCGCTCCCGCCCGCCGCTTCCGGTGATGAGCCCTTGCGCGATGCGATGAGGTCATCGACAGCCGACACGCTAGAATCCTACTTGGCTTTCCCCAACTCCCGATGCGTTGAATGCCGCCGTTCCGCGTTGCCCAGCGAGGTCTTTGAGGTCTTTCTTAATTGCCGCAATAGCGTCGGCGTCGATAGGCACGCCCGCGTCCTTGAATTTCTTTATCTCGGCTGCGACTTGCGGATCGCGAAGATTCAATCCGGACTTCGCAAGCGTTGCATCGGCGCGCTTCGCAGCGGCGGCTGCATTGGAGCGATCGACCGCATCGTAATACGCCTCGCTACGCGGCTTGATTGAACGCGGGTCCGTTGCATACCGCTGTGCGTAACCGTACTGGCCCGCAAGGTTAATCGCTTGCTTCTGGGCCTCCGTGAGCGACGACGTTTCCGCATAGTGTTTGCTCATCCCCATCGGGTCAGGGTCGCGCAGAATCTTGTTAATGTATGGCTGCACCGCCGCCTTGTCGTCCGCCGACATATCGGGGCCCGCGATCTTGTTGCCGTCTTTATCGAACTTCGGCTTAGTTGAATCAGCCATGAAGTTATAGTAATCGTTGCGCGCAGCAAATGCTGCCGACATTGCCTGGTTTTTCTTCGTTGGGTCTTCGAGTCGTCGCAGATATTCTTCGTGCGCAAACGTCCGCGCTTGCCGCGTATCCTCACGATTCTCGGTATCGGCATGCCGTGCATCTTCGCGGCCTTGATTATACTGGTCAATCATAAAGGATTGATACGTTTGCGCAAGGCGGTCCGCGCGTTGCGCAGGAGCACCCGTGATACCGTTCTTTGCATAGAAGTCGGCGATTGCGTTCTGGCGCTGAAAACTTGCCTGCGGTGTTGCGTTCGGACCAAGTGGCTTTGCGAGCGCAGGCGGCAATGGAACGGGGATGGCGTTGCCCTTCGGGCCGATCATTAGCCCCTGTGTCCAGAGTTCTTGCTTCTGTCGAATGCCGGCGACTTTGGCTTGCCAGGCGGCTTCCGCCGTTGCGAAGTCAGCGCCGTTGACCGACTGCTGATTGACGAAGGCGCGATGCGCTTCATCGGAAGCCGCGCCGTAACGCGCGACCGCGTTCTTGTATTCATTCTCAGCGTTCGCCTGATCGACTTTGTATTTCTGTTCGGCCTGCTGCTCGTTGCGCTGATAGGCCTCTTCTGAGCCCTTGTTGAGTCCGCCAACGAATTGCGCAGCGGCTTGTGCGATCTTCGTTCCCGGCGCAAGCAGCGTGAGCGCGAGTGCTGCGTACTCTAAGCCCTTGTTCGGCGGCTTATATTGCGCGGGCTTAAAATCGACGTTGCGCTCTTGTGGCGCGGGAAGCGGTTTCCCGTCTGGGCCGAGCGGCGCGCTCTCAACAGCAGCCTTTTGCACGGGCGCTGCGGGTAACGGCGTTGCGAGCGGATTCGCAGGCGGCGTTGGGCCTTGATTCTGCGTCGCGTTGAGGACCTTACGTCCGACTTTGGTTGCGACGTCTTTCTTCTCGTCTTTGCGCTTGCGCGCAGCAACTGCGGGTGGTACGGGCGGAGGAAAGCCGACCGGGGGGGCCATTGCAACCTGTTGTGTCGGCGCGGGAGCGGGAAGCGCTTGCGGAGCGGGGATATAGGCAGATTGATCGACGGCGCTCATGCGGCCGCCGCTTCTGCTGCATCTCCAAAGTACGTTCCGAGGCCACCCGCAACGCCGCCGAGCGCGCTGCCTCCCGCTGCATTCGCGGAGCTAAACGCGTTACTCGCCGCGCCCTGCGCGCCACCCGTTGCGGTATTATACGCGCTCGTCACACCGCTGCTTGGATTGAAGCTGTTGAGGTAGGCGACCAACTCCTCGTTGCCCGTATTGTAGCCCTGTTGCTCAAGAGTCTGCTCGTAGGTGTTGTAGAGATTTGCGTTGCCGGTCAGGGCCTCGTTGTAGTAACCCGCGTTCGTCGCTGCAGCGTTGTTTGCGCTTGCGACGTTGCCGGTAATGTCTTGCTGCGTATTCCCATAGGCTTGCTGCACGATGGGCGCATTTGCGCCGGCTACCGTTGCGCCTTGGCCTTGATACAACTGGTTCGTTAAATCTTGGGCTGCACCCGAGGATGAAATGCCACGCGCGGCGAGTTGATCTTGCTCGGATTGATCTTGCGCCTGAAACGTCGGCTGCAAACTTTGGTCCATGAGTTGCTGATAGGCTTGCGCATACCCGAGATTTTGATTCGGGTCGGCGTACGTCGGATTGACCTGCGGAATGCCGCCGAAGGCCTGCAATGGCTGCGGAGCCGTACCAAGAACGGCGGATGCCGTTGGTAGGCCCGACGCTGTGCCGCCGCTCGGCGTTGTCGCTGCGTTCGCCGGCGCAGTCCCGGATTGGGCTTGTGATTGAATCTGCGGAAAAGCGAGCGCGTTTCCGGCAGCACCGTAGCCGCCTCCGCCCGCCATCTCATCGCCAAAAACGGCACCGCTTGGGTCCTGAACTTGCCCATTGTAGATCGTGCCGCCCCCAGGACCACTGAAGCCACCGCCGCCTTGTGATTGGCCGCCTTCATCGCCTTCGAGAAAGTTGAGGTCGGTATCGGCCACTTACGCCCCGCCTCCGGTGCCGTTGCCGATCCACTGACCGTCTGCCGTCATCGTCCCGTAGGTATTCGAATATCCGCCCGCATTCGCAGGTGCAGTCGCGGGGACTGCTTGAGCCACGCTCGTCGTTGCGGCGCTTCCCGGGGCGGGTGTTTGTCGTGCGACCGGCTGCGCGTAGCGCGTTGATGACGACGAGGACGTGGGCGCAAATGCATTGGCAGCCGATGGTGAAACAGTCGGCGCCGCTTGGCTCGGGGTGACGCCTCCGGGTGGCGTCGGAGCCCCGTACGTTACCGTGCTGCTCGGATTGACCGCATACCCGCTTGGATTCATCGCTCCGGCCGCCGCAAGATACGGGCTCTCCCCGAGGCCCGCGATCGCGGCTTGCTCGGCCTCTTCTCCCTGCTGCACGTAGCCTTCAAGGCCAGACCCGGTCGGCGAAATGGTCGTCGAGCTTCCATCGGCGCTCGGGACATTGACGGGCCCGGGGGAGCCAATTTCGGTTGCTGCCGCGGATTCAGCGGTTTGGGCGGCTTGTTGCGCCTGCTTCGAGGGCGAGGAAAAAAGCGAGGACATGCTACGGCCTCATGTCGCACGGTGCAGCCGTTTTGGCAAGAACAGCTTGCCGAGCACTTCGGCCTCCACGGTGTAGTCGCGGTTCCGCAGCGCCGCACGATGGCGCTCTTTATCCATGCGCACGACCCCACCGATCATCAGAGGCTCATCGCGTTCATCCGCAAGTCGCTGCGCCACGCCTTCGAGGTGCTTGCTGAGCACCGAAAGCCCGCGGAAGCCGTCCTTGGACTGCTCCTCCCAGAGTTCGTCAATGACGAGGCCGTACACCGATTCGTAGATAATCGTGAAGGCAAGGAGCCGGCCGTCGTGCTCGACCACAAGCCCATGTTTTCCGGGCGGCCAGTGCCAGTGAACCGGGAGGTTGTTTTCCCAGGCGATGCGCCGAATCTCACGCGCGTCGGATGGAACCGGAGCACGAACGATCACCTAGATAACAATGGCCGTGACCGACGTTGCCGTCGTCGCGCGGCACGCATACGTACTCGGCCCCGACGCCGCTACGTCCGTTGAATTGCGGAAGACGACGCCGCCCGTTGAATTATCGACCACGATGATCCCACTGGGCGTACGTGGCAACTGAATCGGCACGAGTGTCTGCCCCGTCGAAATGTACTGGCCCGTTACGACCCAGTAATTCCCGCCTCCAAGCGCCGTTTTATTTTGCAGCGGCTCAACGACTTGGAGCGCTGCAAGCGCCTCGCGGAGCGCCTGCCACGCAACATTGCGATCTCCACTGCCTTGTGTTCCCGACATACTAGGCTAGGTTCCGCTCGGTGCCGAAAGTCCCCGCATGGGAAAACTCAAAACCGTTTCGACGAACGGAAAACCACCCGAGAAGACCGAGCCAACGTCGCGCGCTAACCTTGAAAAGAAAATCGCGGAAGCCACGCAACAGCGCGACGGACATCTCAATATCGCGCAGCAATTCAACGGCGCGATCCTCGCCTATCAGAATCTTCTTGCTGAGATGGATGAAGCCGAAAACCCCACCCCAGCGCAATAGGTTCCCCGTGGAATATTTACTGCTACCAAGCAAGAAACCGCCCCGAATCACTGAGGACGGCTTCTCTGTTCCCACTGGCTAACCGAGTCGTCAGGTAAGCTCTCGCCCCCCTTTGTCGCTACTCCGTTTCCTCCATCGGCGTTGCGCTCCTCTTACTGATCCCAGGCGCGTGCTCCTCAAGGCGCTGGTTAATTGCCGTGCAGACGTGATCGACCCAGTACGCCACGTATCCACGCTGCTCCATGCCGAACTTCTCACAGACCTTCGGATCACTGTGTGAGTCGATAATCATCTGCACCAACTCCGAGCGTAACGGCTCGACAACTCTCATGGCTTGCTTACCTCGCTTATATTTATGTTGTAATTTTTCTGGGCTTCGTTGGTTTTAGTACGTCACTCGCTCGCTGGCCTCAGTCCCGGTGAGGGGTCGGAGGGTTGCCATACCCTGGCTGATTCTGCCTGATTTCACGCGCTTGAACACGCGTACAGAGGGGAGAGCAGGACTTTACTCTGCGCACTAACCGAATCCTCACGGCAATGGTAGTCTCGCGCGCACGCGCATTACTCACACTCCAGCGCAAAAGTTGGGCGACAATGCTTTGCCGGCTGTATAGGCATTGTCATCATCACGGCTGGTGGCCGAGCGCTGAGGATCTGCACAAGCCCGGACGATCGTTGCGTTGCGCTCGGACGTTGCGCTATCGCTTAGCGCGACTAAGTGAGCTTGGGATGGTCGCGAAGATTGGAGCGCGACAATGGGCGCTCACGCAGGCTGGGTTCGAGCTGCTCGGTGTCGAGCCGATCACGGCTAAGCGACGGTGGCGAGATTCGAAATGGAGACTGAGGGCGCAGGTTGCGACGGTGGAGATTTTAGAGACCATCGACTGATTCGCTCGCTTGCCTTGCGGAAATCGTGCTCAATACTTGCCTTCTGAGCCGTTTTCGGGTGGTGGCCTGGCACTTGGGTTAGCCGAAGTTACGGATCGTGGCTTGCGGGAGCGCGCCC